ATGGCATTATTCAAGGCAGTAGTCAGAAGACCGAGGAAAGATGGCTTCTGGCAAGTTTATATCCGTGTTTGTGTTGACAGGCGGTTGGGTTATATCACGACCGACAAGTGCGTAACGAGTAAAGGATTGGGTAAGGGAAATGAGATAATAGACCCTTATGTCCTGCAATATTGCTCCAGCCTCATCATTGAGTACAACGACAAACTCAACAGAAAAGACACATCGAGGTGGACTGTTAGACAGGTAGTGGAATATCTACGAACAGCAGATATAGATTTATGCTTTAGCGAATATGCACGGCTTCACATCGACCGTATGATTGACCGTGGACAGCAGCGTAATGCACGCAATTACCAGTTAGCACTCCAGCATTTGGAACGTTTTTGTGGGACAACGAAGATAATGTTTGATGAATTGACTTCCCCTACTGTGAACAGATGGATACAGACCTTAGAACTTACGAAGCGTGCCAAGGAAATGTACCCTGTGTGTATGAGACAAGTATTTAAGGCTGCCATCATGGAATACAACGATTATGACAATGGACTTATCCGTATCAAGACTAACCCATGGGCAAAAGTGAAGATACCAGCTGCAGACAGAACGGAAAAGCTTGCCATCAGCCCAGAAACGTGTCGTGAGTTTTTCTCAGCTCCACTCCCTGAAAGCAAAATGAAAAGCCCTTTGCCAGAGTTTGGACGTGACGTTGCTAAAATGATACTATGCTTTGCTGGTATCAATACTGTAGACCTCTACGAGTTGAGGAAAGAAGACTATCAGGATGGACGCATCTGTTACCGCAGGGCGAAGACACGCAAGATAAGACGTGATGAGGCTTACATTGAAATACGTGTTGAGCCGATTCTTCTGCCGTTGTTTGAGAAATACAAGGCTGACGAAAACGACCCATACTTGTTCAACTTCCACACACGCATGACAACAAGTGACAGTTTCAATGCGAATGTTAATACGGGACTTCGCAAAGTGTGTGAGAGTATGGGCATGCCGAAAGAAGAGTGGTTCTCTGCTTATACTTTTCGACATACATGGGGCACTGTGGCACAGAACGACTGTGGAGCAACCATTGACGAGGTGGCATTTGCAATGAACCACAGCAATGGGCATGCTGTAACGAGAGGATATATCAAGTTGGATTTCTCTCCTGCCTGGGAACTTAACAGGAAAGTGATTGATTTTATTTTCTTTTCTACTGCTAAGAGCAAGCAAGGATGTGCGCATGGTGTTGATGAGCCGAAGACCGATACATTCAGAATTGCACCCAAATACATGATATACGCAAGAGCATATTTCAGAGGGCAGATGCTTGCAGAGGTTTCAGATATTGGATTTTCAAATATCGACGAGGTGATATCTCGCCTCGTGCCACAGCTGCCTGATACTATCCCATTGCGTTGCGCAGTACAGTTTCGGCTAAAAAATGTGGACACCGACCGTGAAGCAGTATACGAACGCACAAAGGGAAAAGGCTTCTGATTTCTTCTCATAACCGATTTGCAAATAGCAGGTCGGTTTTTTCATGCCATCTCGCTAAATGTTAATGAATTGAAAAATAAAAAATCTCTCACGCACATGTACACACGTGTCGTCGTTTAATATATTCCATTATTATGTTATTTATGAGTGTAACGAATAAATAATATAATATTCCTTATTCCATTACGCGCGCGCGCGAGCTTGACTTTTGCTTCCCCGAAAAATACACTTTGGTTGGCGTTTGGTTCACGTTTGGTTCACGTTTGGTTGGCGTTTGGTTCACGTTTGGTTGGCGTTTGGTTGGCGTTTGCTACCCTTTTGGTTCACGTTTGGTTGGCGTTTGGTTGGCGTTTGCTACCCTTTTGGTTCACGTTTGGTTGCTTTTTGGTTAAATGTTAATGAATTTAACATACAGGCTATGAAAAATGGAAGATTTTGCTACCCTTTTGGTTGGCGTTTGGTTCACGTTTGGTTCACGTTTGGTTCACGTTTGGTTCACGTTTGGTTGAACTTTGGTACACAAAAAGGCGTCCCATACTCACGTACAGAACGCCCAAACAATCTTCTAACCTTAATTTAACTATGAAACCCTAAGCGAAAATTAAATTATAGCACTTCTACAAGTAGAAGAATTAGACGTTACTCGCCATCTTCTTCTTCCTCGCAAAGTTCACGCAATTTGTCCTCAATGGTGAGCGATACATTATGCGTGTTGATATTTGCATCGACGGCTTTGAGTTTCGCTTGATGAAATTCAAGCAGTCGAAGTTCAGCACTCACACGGTCATCAGCAGTTAAACTCATCTGGTCGAGTTCAAACTGCGTCAGACCATTCTCAACAGGCTCCGTGAAATACTTCTCGGAGTGAGCTCTTATGAAGCCTTTTAGTGGATTATCTTTATTTGGCGTGCCTTTCACACGCCCTCCTGTCTTCTTTCCTTTCATGTGCGACAATACTTAAAATATGAGTGCAAATATAGTATAATAACTTAGCACGCAAATTATAAGTATTGTAACATAAACTTTTCAGATATGTTAGGAAGTATTATTGGAGCAGGCGTTGGAGCAGCAGCCTCTATCTTTGGCGGCATCAGTGCTTCAAAAGCTATCAAGAAGATGAAAGCTAACCTCGAAGCACAGAGAAAGAAGAATCAGGATTGGTATGACCAACGATATAATGAGGATGCAACACAGAGGGCAGACGCACAGCGTATCCTCACAAAAACAGAGGAGGCTTTTCGAAACCGCAACAGAGCAGCACAGGGAGCAGCTGCCGTGATGGGTGGTACAGAGGAAAGCGTAGCGGCAACTAAAGCTGCGAACTCGCAGGCTTTAGCAGACGCTACAAGTCAGATAGCTGTTAATGCTGATGCACGTAAAGACCAGATTGAGCAAACTTACCAGCAAAACGACACTAATATTCAGAACCAACTGAATGCCTTAGAACAGAAGAAAGCAGACGCAATCAGTCAAGCTGCACAGGGTGTAGCATCTGCGGCATCCAATATTGGAAGCTCAATGTAAGATATACGAAAAGTTATGACGAAAATAGGATATGACGAAGTAAAGCCTGCTACAGCTCCTCAAGGTAAAATACCTCCAGCTATAGACAGGTCATTGCAAGGGGCCCCAGGCAGTCAGCCGAGTGAGCAGACTACGGTTAAGCAAGAAACGGAAGCACCTACCAATGTGCAAGATAATACCGCATCTACTACACCAGCCTCAACTGTATCATCAACTGTATCATCAACTACTCCAGATAATCATAAGGCGGACCTCATTGGTTACGATAATCAGATAGACATCTTGAAGAAAGCACAGGCAGACTATGCCAGTGCTAACGAAACCGAGGAGCAGCGCAAGAAAAGGGAGAAGAGAGAGAAATCGAAGCGTGTTATAGCTGCTGTAGGTGATGGCATAAGAGCACTGTCTAATCTCTACTTTACTTCACAGTACGCTCCTAACATGTATAACCCCGATGATACTCAATTGGCGAAAGTGGATGCACGGCAGGAAAAACTGAAAGCTGAGCGAGAGGCAAACAGGGATAAGTACCTCAATTACTCATTGAGAATTGGCGACCTTGAGAATGACAGAGCCAAGACAGTTAGAGAAATGGAGGCGCAGGCTGAAAGGCTTAGGCTTGCACGAGAAAAAGCTAATAGAGAGCAAGAGGAGCATAATTGGCTTGCAGACCTGCAGCCAGACAAAAAGCGTGAACAGACTGCTAAAGCGGACGCAGCTGATAGTGTTGCTAAAACGAAAAAGGCTGAGGCTGATAATGCTGATGCGTTACAAAAAGCAAAACTCAAAACAGAGCAAGAGCGAGGGACTACAGAGCGGACAAAGCAGGCTGTTAACAGCGCTACAGCTAATTTGAGGGGTGCACAGGTAGTTGAAAGTGGCGCTAAGGCAGCAAATGAACGTGCAGGAGCAGCCGCACATTATGCAGCTGCAAGAGCAAGTGACCGTAGTAACGTCAGCGAGTTCTCTGCGTATGACTCTAAAGGAAGAGAACATAAGTTTCGAACGAAAGATGCTGCAGATGCTTACGCTAAGCAGCATGGAACATTTAAGGAGGAAAATAAGACCGAAAAGACAACGACAATGTCAAAGGTGCGTGGCCGTACATCGAGTCGAGTCTCTACAAAGACTTCAAGTGGTGGTGGGTATTCACAAAAGCCACCACAGAAAAAGAGTACAGGAGTGAAGTGGAAGTAACAATAATATAACATACTATCTATATGGAAATGCAAGATAAGCCTTTACGCAAACTATATACGTCATTAAAAAGTAACAACTATGATGTGCCTGATAACTATGAAAGTTTTGAACGCACATTAACAGAATCAGGGCAAGCTGGTGCTCAAAGTCGACGTGCCCTACATGAGTCTCTGAAAAAGAACAATTATGATGTACCAGATAGTTATGACAGCTTCTATAAGTCACTTTTTACTCCTGTAAATAGTACGACTTCAATGGCTATTGGTAGTGAGCCTGCAAAACCAGCACCACAGAAGCCAACTACGTCGACTACTACTGCCACTCCACAGCATACGGTACCACCTACAAAACCCGCACCAGCGCAGCCTGTAAGACCACAACAGGTTCAGAAACCTCAGGGCAAGCCTATGACGGCAGCACAAAAAGCGGCTGCAATTGGATGGGCACAAGGCTTGACAGCACAGACAAAGGCTAACACGCAGCGTGCCATGCAAAAGATTAAGAACATAGGCAAATACCAGAAGGCGCAGGGGGTGTATGGTCAGACAAAGAAAGGAAATATTGAGTACAACCCACAGACAGGTAAGATGGAGCAAACATATCTTACCCCACAGGGTGAGCAGACTACTCATAAGGCAACAGCGGACTTGGCAAGTCATGAGTTCCGTGTGCAGCAAGGTTTTCTTTCTCGAATGTCAGACAACGGATTGAACCCAGATAACCCAGAAGATGTTGCTAAGCAGCGTCAATTGGATAAGGAGCATCCTATCCGTGATGTACTGGATAGTGTATGGAAAGAAGCTGAAGGTATAGACAAGCAAGCACAGGAAGAACTACGAAGTAAAGCCTCATCAGGTTTCAGTCTTTCTACACTTGCAGAAGCCTCCAACTCTGCAGGTGCACCACTTGCAGGGCATGATAGGAATTTCAACGACGAGCTATCTTATCAAGAAAAGCGTCACAAGGCTTTTGACTTTGACAAGATGGCTAATACAATATACAACAGATTGCCAAAGGACTATCGCAACGATAGATTGAGAGAATACACAGCATACTTTTCCAAGCACCCAAAGGAGGCTAAAGGTAAGAGTGCTGTTGCAGCTGCAAAGGATGCACTGATGGGTCAGATATACAATAATGTATATAGTCATGCTGTGCAGGAACGCCTACCGAAGTCTAATTTAGAGTTCTTACTGCGTAAAGTAGCAGACCAACCGCTTATATCAAGTAAAGCAGCTGCAGAGTTTGCTGCTTCATCAAGGACAGGCTCACATGGTCTTGAGGTTGCTGAGCGTGACGCAATGGCGCAATTCGGTGGTCAGCATAAGGCAATGAATATTATAGGTACAGTGGCTAACATGGCACTCGACCCTATTACATACGTTTCTGGAGGTGTTGGCGGTTTTGTAGGCAAGAAAGCCCTTGGACTTGCAGGCAAAGCAATGTTAGGTAAGGTTGCTGAAAAAGCCACAGAGAAAGCAGTTGGTAAGGTTGCCACAGATGTTGCAAGTAGATATGCAGCAGGGACGCTTGCTGGACGTGTAGTGCAGGGAGTTGCAGGTGGTGCAGCTAACTTTGCCACATTCAATACGCTGAAAGGAATTGAGGAACAAGTTGCAACAGGGGGCGTTGTAAATCCTGAAACAGGAAAATCCGAGGGTTTCTCTGTTGGTGAGATATTGAAATCAACAGGACATGGATTGTTACTCGGTGCAGCAACTGGTACATTGTCGCCTATCATTGGCAACTTCGCAGACAAGGCAGTAAAAGCAACGACAAGCACTGTTGGTAAGGTTGCATTACGTGCAGGTGAAACTGCTGTCAGTACGCTTGCAGAGGGTACAGTGTTCTCTATCCCAGAATGGATTAGCGGTCAAGGTGACGCATTCGATGTCTGGACAGACAATATGGCAATGATGCTTGGTTTCAAGGCAAGCCATGCCATTAAGAGTGCGCCACGTGTGTTAGATGCGTTACGCACAGATGGTAAGAGATATGGTTTCAGCTTTAAGGAACGTCTGAATAAACAGATGGAAGCATCACCTTCTGATGCAGGATTTACGAGTGAAGAACTTGACGAGTTGCGTAATAATGGTTATATGGACTTGTCTATGCTATTTCGTAATGCACAGAAACAGAAGTATACCAACCCTAAGAGTCACGGTGTCAGCAAAGAGGTTGTAGATGATTACACAAATCTTACCCCCGACACATTCGACGGCTACGAAGCCATGAAGCGATTGATGAATGATAAGGGGGTGAGCGAGGCTACTCGTGCTAAGGCATACTACATCCTTACAGGTCGTATGTTACCTATGTCAACCATTACGGGGTACACTACAGATAAGACAGAGGATGGAGACATCGTTGTAAAGAGTATGAGTGCACAAGGAGACGTTGTGACCTCTCGTCTATTCTCCAATGAAAAAGCGGCACAAGGTGAGATTGATAAAATTATGCGTCAGTCAGAACTTAACTCCGTGGATGTCGGTGAGAAATATAAGGAAACAGCTTCAAATATGCTTGTTGTTGAGACAGCTATCAAGGAAGTTGCACCTGATGCAGACATGGAGACTGTCTTACAGAATTACCGAAAGGTGAAGAGTGGACAGGAGGATATGCCTCAAGAAATCATAGACCAAGCAAAGGCTATTGATGTAGCTATAGAGCGTAATCGTGATATTGCAGATGCTAACCGTCCAGAAGCAATTCGTGCAAAACTCAATAAGGAAACAGGGCTTGATGTAGACGCAACTCTTCGTAAGATGCCGAAAGACCGCACAGAAGAGGAGAAAGAACTTGTTGATACCTATATTAAGTCTTTGTTCCCAGAGCAGGAGAAAACAGAAGACGGACAGTCTGCAGACGTGCAAGCTGATACAGAATACAAACAGCGTATAGAAGAGCGTCAGCAAGCATACGATGAGGGTAAGGAAGCCTTTAATGTTGCAGACACAGAGGGTGATAATTCCGATACTGATGCTATCGTACTTCGTTATCGTGAGGCATACGATGAAATCGAACGAGTGTTTGCTGATGATGCAGAAATGCGTATTGCTCAGCTTGAAGAAGACCCTTGGGAGGTAATGAATGACCAGTCGCTTACACCTGAGCAACAGGACGCTGTAGCATACTTCGTCAATTCCAAGGCTGCAATGGATGGACTTACAGAGGCTGCCAATGAAAATAGCGAGAATAAACGTGCAGAAGCCGAGCACAAGATTGCTCAACACACCAACAAGCAGAGTGGTATGATACACCCTGCCACGCTGAAAGTTGATGACAAGCAGGTTTATATCGTCAGTGGAAATGTAACTATGTTCCCCGATGGTTCTACGGTAGATATTCATCATTCATCGGAGAGTGTCGTTGTATGTGATGCTGAAACTGGTGAATTGAAATTCATTTCTCCTGAGCAAATCTATAAGGTAGATGAACCTGTAGACCCAAGTATGGAGTTGAAAGCTGTAGACGAGGCTATCAGTGCAGAGCAACAGGCTATATTAGGTAATGAGGCTGAAACAGAAGTTTCTGAATCAGAAGAAATACCTGAACAGGAAGAAAATGAACAGCCACAACCTATACAGCAAGATGATGATGTTGAGGAAACGAATCTTGGTGTACAGAATGAGGGTGAGGTAAATTTACCACACAATGAGGATTTACAGCCAAGTAATGAAACTATTGAGGACGATTTACCACCACAATCAGAAACCGCACTGCAGCGTATTCCTAAGGGCGAGAATGGAGAACCATTGCTTGAACAAACAGACCCTGAAACCGCATGGGATGGTGTAGTAGAGTACATGGAAGACCTTGACGACGCACAGGAATATGTAGAAAGCATGGTGGCACAGCTTACCAAGGATGTTGACAATGCGAAGAAAGCTGTCAGCAAGGTAAAGCCAAGTGCAGATATGGCAAAGTTCAAAGCTGATAAGGCAGCTGCAAGGCAGATACAGGCAGATGCAGAAGCACGACTTGATAAGTGGTTGCAGATTTCCAACGTGAATAAAGCACGCAAGCAGGCAGAACTCAATCGTATCAATGCAGAGCGTGCAGAGGCTGACCGCATTGCACGTGAAAAGGCTGTGGCAGAACTTGCAGAACAGAAGCGTGTTGAGGCTGAGAAGAAAGCCGAACAAGAGGCTATCGGTGCACATGCCGTTAATCCGAAGATAAAGGAGAAGTGGGACGCTGCTCCTAAGGTTGTAGGAAATGCTGATATTATAACTCTACCTGATGGTAGTAAGTTGCGTGGTCATTATGTGCTTACAGAAGCTGGTGCAGCTACAGCAAGTCATGATGTAAACAACGCATACAAACCAACAGAGGGATTCCCTATCGATGAAAATGGACAGAGTGTGAACGATAGAGATTACGAGCGTGATGAAGATGCACGTAAGATTTCACGTAGCATAGCTGATAACTACGATAGTAGAGCGTTGCAGTCTGTTACTGTTGTTGATAATAATGGTATTACGCTAAGTGGTAACGGACGCAATATAGCTGGTGAACTTGCAGCACAGCAAGGAACAGACGGTGCATATATTGACTATCTGCGTGAATTCCCACAGAAGTACGGACTTACAGCAGAGCAGGTTCAAAGTATGCAGCACCCTCGTGTACATTTCGTTCCTGATGAAGTATTACCATATGATGCTGCTACATTCGCACGCTTCAATGCACAGGAAATGAAGTCACAGAGTAAGCCAGAAGCTGCGGTAAAACTCGGCAAGGTTGTTCCAGACAATACATTTGGCAATATTGTACGCTCACTTGCACAGTATGACCGTCTGTCTGATTTCTATGCAAATGAGAAAGACGCTAACGGAGCTATCATGGAACTTGTCAAGGCAGGTGTAGTTAACGATAAGCAGCTGCCAGAACTACGTACAGGTGATGCTCTTAGTGCAGCAGGGCGTGAGTTATTGGAAAACACCCTCATTGGAAAGGTGTTCCAGAGTAACCCTGATGCAGTACGACAGATTATTGCACAGCCAGGAATTAAGCAGTCTATTGTGATGGCTCTCAGTGAGATTGCACACAACCGCACTCTTGCAAATGGTTACGACCTTAGCGAGGAACTCTCAAATGCTGTAGACCTTGTAGCAAGAGCCAAGCAGGCAGACCCCGACACTTACAAGGAGGGTATGCCTGTATCACCATTCGGTCGCCAGCAAGGATTGTTTGACGACGAACTTGGAGATAAGCGTGTAACGGATGCAACCACTCTGTTGCTTGCTGACATTCTCAACAGCACAAAGCCGAGCGACCTGCGAAAGGTTCTTGCAACTTATAATGGCGAGGGTGAGACAGCTGCTAACGGACAGTTAGATATCTTTAGCGGTGACCTTAGAAGCAAGGAGGAAATTCTTACAGACATAAATAAACATTTTATCAATGCAACATCAAAAGAACAACAAGCCCTTGTCGATGCAGCCATCGCAGAGCGTAAACGCAGAGCTGCCGAAGCAGCAGCTACCGAACAAAGTGGACGAAGCGATACAGTTGAACAAACTGCTACTAATGAAACGAGCAGTGGACAGTCTCAACCAGTACCAGTAGAGAGTACCCCTATCGGTGAAACCTCAACACCTGATGAAGTTCAAGCACAGCGTGAACAGACAGAAACCAATCCTACCGAAGCGCAGAAAGAAGCAGGTAACTATCGCAAGGGGCATATCAAAGTAGATGGTTATGACATCGCACTTGAAAACCCCAAGGGAAGTACTCGTAGCGGTAAAGATGCAAACGGTAAGGAATGGAGTATAATCATGAAACACGATTATGGTTATATTCGTGGTACGAAAGGAACAGACGGAGACCATATTGATGTTTATCTATCTGATAACCCTACAGCAGGAAATGTATATGTGGTAGACCAAATCGACCAGCAGACAGGTGGCTTCGACGAACACAAGGTAATGTATGGTTTTAACTCAATGGAAGAAGCTGTACAAGCATACCGTGACCAATACGAAGATGGTTGGAAAGTTGGTACAGTCACCGAGGTAAGCCGTGAGGAGTTCAAGAAATGGGTTGATAGTTCTGTCCGCAAGACGAAACCATTTGCTGAATATAAGAGTGTGAAGTCAGAAATGGGGGTTGGCTTTGATACAGAACACACACAATCAGGTGAAAATTATGCGCATAATTCAGAAGAAATTATGCACGAGGACATGAAGCCTGCTGAAAACTCCGAGAAATACACAATTACTCCTACCCAATATACTAACAAGAAGGGTAAGACGAGTGATATGTATCTCGTCAAGTTCAATCATGAGTTGAGCAAAGAAGAGAAAGCTGCTGCAAAGACTTTCATTAGCGAGCCATTGGCAGAGGGCAAACGTACCCCAAGAGGTTGGTATGACCGTGAACAAGAGGGGTATATGGTGCGTAGTGAGGACGCTGCAAAACGATTAGGCGATATGATGTCTGATGAGGTTGCAGTAGCTGATGAACAGCCACTCACAGTGCAGGATTACCGCAATGCAGTAGCACCAGCTGCTCATAAAGAACAAGAGAAGAAACCAGCTAATACAGTTTCCGTAGAAGATACTGCTATCCAAGATGTAGATAACAAGGTGTACAATCCTAAAGATAGTGGGCTTGACTTTAACGGAGATGTCAGTAAGGAGGATTTCAACGATGCACTTAAAGACTTACGCAGTTTATTAGGCGTGTCAGACGATGAGGGGGATGTCGGTATTCTCTTCCGTGATGATGACGAACTTACCAAGGAGCAGCGTAAGAAGATTAAAGCCGCAGGTCTTAGCGTAACGCAGGTACTCGTTGATAATGGTATGGTTAAGTTCTCTGACTACGCCAATAAGATGGTTAGCCTCATTGGAGATAAAATTCGTCCATGGTTGAAATCTTTCTATGAGGGTATTCGTTGGGAGCCAGGCTATGAGAGTGTAGAGTTCACGCCAAGCGATGAAGTAGCAAGGTTTGATGTACAAAATTTCGACAAACCTACTCCAGACGTATTGAAGCAAGCTGAAATGGTTGTTGCCGAACAGAAAGCAGCAAAGATTGCCAAGCAGACAGAGCAAGAAGTTAAAACAGAGCGTAACGAAAAGAGAAAAGAAGATGAGAAACGAACAGAAGCAAATACAGCAGCTATTACAGAAGAAGCAGGAGCTGTTGCAAGCAAAGCAAGAACTGTTGCAAAAAGAGCAACAACTGACACAGAAGTAAGGAATGCCACCGAAAAAGTAGATGCTACACTTGAAAAGGTTAATAACCAGTTGGCACTTCTTGGCTACTATGAAGCTGATAAGGTAGAGAAAGACTTCAACGAAGCATACGGCTATATGCGTAATGCAGAGAAGAAAGCCGTTAAGGATGCTACCGCTTTGGCAAAGCGCATAGCCGACGACCTTGGTGTAGATATATATGAGGCAACTCATACAGCACCAGGTAAGAATGGTAAACGTAAGAGTAAACCATTGGCTGTTGCAAACATTGCACCTATTGGTGGTGAGATTACTATTCATCTACCACTGGAAGATGGGAAGAACTTGAGTATCTATATCATCTTAAAGGCTAATGATACAAAGGGTAGCCTTGTCCCAGGAGATAATCTCGAAGTCGGAGACATCATGTATCGTCTTGAAAAGCCTAATGCGAGCGGTCAAGAGAGATATGGTAGAAACAACTTTGTAAGTTCTGATGTAGCATACAATGAACTTCTTGATGGTATAAGGCGAATAACAGACAGTACAGAAGTACGTGATAAGTCAAATCCTGATATAAAATCCTATTTAGCAGAGCATCTAAACTCTATTGCCAAGGACAAGAGTATACAACAAATCATAAATCCTGCTACAGGAAATTCAGAAGAGGTTATTAGAGATTATCTTGCCAATGAGTTGCCTGGATATGTCATAGACCATTTCACTAACTATGCAGATCCAAAAGTGAAAACCTTATTGGAGTATGTGACAGGAGATAAGTCTTTGAGTAAAGAGGAAAACAAGAAAAATCTCGACTTAATTATAGATGCTCTAATTGACCGTGCTCGTTCTATCTTAAAGGATGGTGAAGATGTGGAAGAGTTTCATGGTGGTGAGCAAGTCTATTCTGTTAAACATGGTGCTTATAAGCATATATTAGCGGCATTCCATGGTTCAGATGGAAAGACGGAATACTATACGTTCTCTGATGGTACAAAGGCAAATGCTAATGAGGTACAGAAGACAGAACCCCAAAGGGATTTGATTGAGGAGAATTCTCAGCCCAAGAAAGTAAATGTAGAGAGCCTTGTTCGTGAACTTCAAGATAAGGGCAAAGCCAGGTTGAGCGAGTATACCGAAGATGAGAAAGCAACTACACAAAAAGAAAAGCCAACAAAAAAGAACAATTCAAAGAATAATTCTGTATCTTTGAATCGAGAGTCAACCGTGGGTGACTTGTTTGGCGATTTGTTCGGTAATAATGATTTAGACAACAAAGACAATGAAGATAACCAAAGAACTCGAAGAGAGAATAGAAAGAGCGATGATGGAGTTTCGCAACGAGAATCTTCTGAGCGCAGGACAGTTGACAACAAACAACTGGACAGAGATATTGAAGAACGCAGGTCTGAGCGCCAAGGAGATAGCCGAGTACAGAGCGGAAATGCAGAAGAACGCAGCAGCACTGAACGACCCTCTGGACGCTTATCGAGATTAAACGTTTCTAATAATCATGCTGAGCGTGGTGTAGACTATGCGCCTACATCTGTTGATGCACGTATTGAAGCCAATATCAAAGCTATTGAGTTGGCAAATGAACTTGTCGAGAGTGGCGAAAAAGCAACTCCCGAGCAAATGTCTGTTCTCCGTAAGTTTAGTGGATGGGGAGGTTTAGGCAAAGCCTTTAATCAAGCTTCATATAGCTGGAGTAAAGATTCTATTCCTGCTCGCCTACAGACTTTGTTAGGCGCAGAGGGTTACGAACAAGCCGTGATGAGCGCGAATAGTGCTTATTACACACCAGCGTACGTTATAGATACATTGTGGGACATTGCAAAGCAGTTGGGCTTTAAGGGTGGTAATATTCTTGAAGGCTCTGCAGGTATCGGTAATATTCTTGGTCTTATGCCAATGGATATAAGCGATAGTAGTCGTATTCAAGCAGTGGAGATAGACGGAACGTCTGGCAATATTCTTTCTTTACTTTACCCTGAGGCTAACGTTAATATACAAGGCTTTGAACAGACACGAGTTCCGAATGGAAGTGTAGACCTTGCGATTACCAATGTTCCTTTTGTTACAGGTCTTCGAGTAAACGACACAACAGGAGATGGCGACCTTTCTAAGAAGTTCCATAACATTCATGACTTCTGTATTGCAAAGAACGTACGTAAACTGCGTGAGGGTGGTATCGGTATCTTTATATCTTCAAATGGCACCCTTGATAGTTCACATAAACTACGTGACTGGTTGGTAAGTGATGGCAACGCTGATGTCGTCGGTGCTTTCCGATTGAATAATAAAACATTTGGTGGCACTAGTGTTACATCAGATATTATCGTTATTCGTAAACGTGTTAATGGTCAAGTTTCGCCAAACGCAATCGATGTAAGCACTGTTACAGGTGAACGTTCGGTGGAATTCGATACTGGAGAAACAAAACGTGTTAAGGGTGTAGAGGTTCCAGTAGTTAAGCATCTTTCGATGGACTACAACAAATACTTTATTGAACACCCAGAAATGATGGCGGGAAAGATGGAGTTCGCTTTTGAGCATGGCGACAAATATCGTACTACTTCAAAGGGCCTTTATCCAACCAGTGATAAGCAACAAGAGAAGATGTTGCAAGATTTCGTGAACTCTTTTGCTCACATGAAAGACGAAGCACAGGCAAAGAAAGAAGAGATGCCTGTCAATGTATATGAAGAGCTTGGCGATGATGTCAAGGAGGGAAGTATGCTTATCAACAAGGATGGTAAGCTTTGTGTTGCTCAACTGGGACAAGCCGTTCCACTTGATTTGAATACAAATAAGGTAAAAGGACACACAAAGGAAGAATGCTTTAAGGCTTACACTGCTATTAAAAAAGCCTTAGATGATGTATTGCATTATCAGTCGGAGAATGAAGACGATAAGGGGTTACAGCCTTTACTTGACGAACTCAACAAGGTTTATGATGACTTTGTTAATACTTACGGACACCTTAACAAGAATGTTTCTATTGCTTTCTTGCGTAATGATGTTGATTATCCTAATGTATTCTCACTTGAAAGATATGAGGAAACAGGAGACAAGGATGGAAAGCGTGTGCAGAAATTCAGTAAGACTGATGTGTTTGGCAAACGTGTTATAGAGAAAGACGTTGAGCCTCAACCTAAGAACGTAAAAGACGGTATTATTGTTAGCATTTATAAGACTGGCAAAATTGATATTCCTTACATCAGTACACAACTTAGCATGAGTGAGGACGATGTGAAAAAGGAAATCATTAGCAGTGGCTTAGGCTTTGAAGACCCAATGGGCAAACAGGTAGTCGTTTCTTATCAATACCTTAGCGGTAATGTCAGAGAAAAACTGAAACAAGCAGAGGCTAATAATGAAAATGGAACTTATAATGGCAATATCAAGGCTCTTAAAGAGGTCGTTCCTAACAGCATCCCTGCACACCTCATTGAATTCAACCTCGGTTCATCATGGATTGCTCCTGAACTTTATAACGAATTTGTAAAGGAGAAGACTGGTATTGACGTTAAGTTTACGGCAGCAGGTGGTACATGGTTTATGAAAGCACCTGATTGGGGGTTGAACAATGACAAAAACCGTACAAGTGGTGTTCATAGTGAGGTATTCAATGAGTATATTTATGGGCATAAGCTAATCGAGGCTGCTATCCAAAATAAGACCGTTTCAGTTTCAAGGGTAAAAAAACATTACGATGGTTCCACAGAGACTATAACAGACAAGGAGGCTACACAGGCTTGTGCATCTAAGATTGATGAAATCCGTCAGGACTTCAAGGATTGGGCAAGAAATAAGATGCAGAGCGACCCTGCAATGTCCGAAAGAATGGAAGCTGTTTACAACGACCTCTTCAACAACTATGTCCCTGTTGATATTCCTTCTGAATATATCCCAGAACATTTTGGAGGTGCAACACACAGTATTACTCTTCGCTCTCATCAGGCAAAGGCGGTAGTACGTGGCACTATGCAACCTTTGATGCTTGCCCATGAGGTAGGAACAGGTAAGACCTTTACTCTCATTTCAACGGCAATGGAAATGCGTAGACTGGGAACAGCCCACAAACCTATGATTGTAGTACAGAATGCTACCGTTGGTCAGTTTGTTGCCAGTGCAAAGCAATTATATCCTAATGCAAAGATACTCACATTGGAGGATAGCGACCGTAGCGCAGAGGGTAGAAAGAACTTCTATGCCAAGATACGTTACAACGATTGGGATATGATAGTCGTACCTCAATCCACCTTTGAGTTTATTCCTGATAGCGAAGAGCGTCAGATGGCTTTCATTAAAGACAAGATAGAGGAGAAGATGCTTGTTCTTGAAAAAATGAAAGAAGCTGATGACTCAGAGCGCAACCCTATTACTCGACAGGCAGAAAAAGAAATCCAACAGTTGGAAGACGAGCTTGCATCTATCTCTGGACAACTCGCAGATAAGCGTACAGCAAAAGATGAGAAGAAGCGTGCAGTTACTAAGCAGAATACAGAAGTAAAGGCACGTGAAATGCTCGACCGAAGAACAGACGATACGGAAAACTTTGACGATATGGGTATTGACGCCCTACTCGTTGATGAGGCTCACGAATACAAGCACCTTGGATTTGCTACAGCTATGCAGCGTGGCGTCAAGGGTGTAGACCCATCGTATTCAAAGAAGTCGCAAGGTGTTTATTTGAAGACACAAGCCGTATTGCAAAAGAACCATGGACGTAATGTTATCTTTGCTACTGGCACTCCTATCAGTAATACAGCAGCAGAGATATGGACTTTCATGCGTTACCTGATGCCAGCCGACACAATGAAAGACTATGGTATCTACTACTTTGATGACTTTGTGCGCAACTTCGGTAATATCCAACAGATGTTGGAATTTACCACCAGTGGCAAATTCAAAGAGAATAACCGTTTTGCAGGTTACATTGACTTGCCTGAACTCGTGCGTATTTGGTCAAGTGTGTCTGATACTGTTCGAACAAAGGATGCAGGAGGTGTGAGCGATAAGATACCTGAAATGGAGACAGGAAAGGCACAAGACCTTTATCTGCCACAGACAAAGGCTTTACGTGGTATCATGAAGTTTGTAAATGGCGAGCTTGAAAAGTACGACAAGATGAGTGGCAAGGAGAAGAAAGAGAATTCTCATATTCCACTTACTATGTATGGTATTGCCAAAGCAGCAGCCGTGGATGCCCGTTTGGTTGATGCAAGTGCAGAAGATGATGCTAACAGCAAAACCAATGAGGCGGTGCGCCAAACATTGCGTACTCTGAAAGAAACGGCAGACTATAAGGGTACTGTTGCTATCTTTGCAGATAACTATCAGAATAAGACGAGCGGTTTCAATCTATACGAAGATGTTAGAGAGAAACTTATCAAGGCAGGTGTTCCAGAGAAGCAGATTGTTGTAATGAAGTCGGGAATGACTGTGAAGAAGAAACTTGAAATCTTTGACAAGGTAAATCGTGGAGAGGTTCGTGTTATCATGGGTAGTACATTCACCCTCGGTACTGGTGTGAACATTCAGGAACGCTTACATACACTTATACATCTTGATGCACCAAACCGACCTATGGACTACACACAGCGTAACGGACGTATATTACGACAAGGAAATATTCATAAGGATATGAATAAGCCTGTGCGTGTGCTTCGTTTTGGTGTAGAGGATAGTCTTGATGTTACTGCTTACCAAAGACTAAAGACTAAGGGTGCTATTGCCGATAGTATTATGAATGGCAAACAGCTTATGGCAAACAGTATGGAGAATCGTATTCTTGAAGAGGAAGAAGACTCTTTCGGAGATACTGTTGCACAGCTTTCAGGAAGCGAGTACGCTATGTTAAAGAATCAGGCAGAGAAGAATGTCCGTAAGTACGAAAGTCGCAAACGCCAGTGGGAAGCAGACCAAACTTATATCCATAACGCAAAACCACGTCTTAACAGTCAGATAAAGCAGGAGCAGAAGCGTAAGGACACAAATGAAAAGAACCTTTCTCTTGTACGCAAAACTTATCCTGATGGTAAGTTCAAGACTATCACCATTGGCAAACAGAAGTTTGACAGCGTTGATGCTATGACAGACTTCTTCAAGGAACATAACAAGAAAATCAAAGACGAGGGCGAAAAGGTTAAGGATAGTGCAAATGCCTCATACACGAGTAGTCTCAATGTAAATATTGACGGCTTAGATTTTGTTGTACGCACAGAAGTTATTAAGGAAACTACATCGCAGGGCATCAATCTATTTAGTAAGGCTACACGTAAGATGGTTTATTCTCAAAAGGAATTAGGTCTTACAGATGTACCTGTAAAGAATGGCTTGCTTCGCAATGCTATTGAGGATATTACCGAAAATGTTATTAGTGGTAATGATTTCGAGAATATCGTTGGATATGCAGAGCAGAACATATCTCGCCATCGTTCCGAACTTGAGCAGATGCAAGCAAGAGAGGGTAAGCCTTTCGAATTCGAAAAAGAACTTGAAGAAGCTAAGGCGAAATACGAGGAATACACCGAGCTGATGAAGCAGGAGATGGATGAAAAAGAAAAGAAGTATGCTGAGATGGATAAAAACATCGATGCTAATCCTAACCTTTCAAACATTGAATACGAAGATGGAAATTTCAGTGAGCTTACAGCAGAAGAGCCACTCTTTAATGCTTCTTCATCCATCAGAAGTTTTATAGAGGGTAATTTGTTTAGTGAAGTAGATTTCAGTGATTCACCAAATAAGAATGTGAATCAAGCAATTTCTAAACTTACAGACGACGAACTCTTAAAGGAAATCGCTAAAGGTGATAGCAAAGAATGGAACTTCTACATGGAAGAATATGACCGTCGCCATAATAAAGAGTTTCAGGAAGCTGTGGAGAGGTACATGAACTCGCTTGAGGACGAAAAGACCTCATTAGATACTGCGTACGGCTCATATGTCAATGTTGCAAAGAATTGGTCCAATGGCGGTTATCATACGACAGAACGCACTTTACTGCGTGCTCAACTTGATGCAATTGAGGATTATGTAAGTAGAAAAGAGAGCGAACAACTTTCAAGCGTAGAAAGCGAGGCTTACCACCAAGCCAAAGAGACTGTAAGAAAAGTGGGTTACGACCTTACACGTCTACGTCTACGTCCTTTAGAAGAGGGCGAGGCTTGTCACGTGGAACGTAGATATACAGAAAGTAACGGTTTTAGTTTTACAGGAAAGGAGCATGTTGAAAGTATTGAGGATATTGCATACATCTTCAAACAGCTTGAAACATCATCTGTCGAAAACTCGTTTCTGGTGTTGATAAAAGATGGAACCCCAACAGTCCTTCACCTCTCTATTGGCTCATACGCTACAACCTTAGCTCCTATCGAGCAAGCTATTGTGGCTGCTGATGCTATTAATCCAGATAAGGTGCTGTTTGTTCACAACCATCCAAGTGGAAATATATCTGCAAGTAAGCAAGATATGGATGTGCAAAAGAAGGTGAAGGAAATCTTTGGAGGGAAAGTGATGCCAGCAATTATTATCAATACCACAAGCGGCAAATTTGGTATGTTCTCAGAAGACGGGAGGCTTGAAGATGGAAACATTCCTTTACCTGATGAACACAATAATATCCCTATTAATGTGTATCAGTTTAGCCAGCAGGTATTTGCAAAAGACTGGAACCCTGAGTTCGCTTTCAAAGCTGTAAGCTCAGAAAGTATTGCAGAGTATGTTAGTAGTCATCGTCTTGGTGAACACAAGAAAATGAGTCTTATTATTCTTGACCAAGCCGGTCATGTCACAGGAAACGTATTCCTTCCATGGACAAAGTTAACAGATGTAGATAGTCATAAGAATATTATGCAAATAATATCTTATGTCAATCAGATGGGTGGTCGCTCTGCTATCTTATATGGAAATTATGAACTTGGAGAGGATACAAGAGATACAAATAAATCTATCTTTAAGATTAAGACCGCATTTTCTAATAGTGGCTTACATCTCATGGATGTTATCAATATTGATGATAGCGCACACGATAGAGGTGCCATGGAGGAAGATGTTGAATATGGCAAGCGCTATCTTGATGAAGAAGTGAATGAGCAGTTCAATAGGGAACTGGCAGAACTGACAGAAGGAAATGCACAATCGAAACGATTAAAGTTAGGTTATCCTTCACCTATGCTGTCGGCTGCAGGTGTTCCTGATAAGCCTATCATTCTCTATAGTAATAAGCTTTTGAAGAAAGCAAAACTCCATAATTTTGATGTCAAGGAGCTGCACAACCTGCCTCTTGCCATGCAAAACCCTATTGCAGTATTCGAGGGTAGTCATCCAAATAGTTTTGCTACGCTATTAGAAATCAAGTTAGGAGGACACAATACACTTGCAAGTATAGAAGTCAATAAGAAGGGAGAAGCTGATTTTAATTTCATTTCCTCTTTGTTTGGCAAAGAGAGCAAAGGTGTAACCAAGTGGATATTGGACGGAAAACTATTAAGCGTGGATAAAGAAAAAGCCCAATCTTATATAAGCGCTTCTGCTCTCAATGCAGATGCCACATATAAAAATGAGCTTTCTTCTGCTGCAAAGATAGTGAAAGATTTTGTAAATCCAAATATTGGAGAAGAAAAAACTTCACTACAGGGCAAAATTGACCCACAAGACACTACACCACAGGCAAAAGCATTGCAAGCTAAGATGCTATCTGAAAAGTTGAATACACCTATTCGTGTAGTTAGCGACCCAGAGGAAATCGCAGAGTTACCGAGCCGCAGACAGCAAAGAGCCAAAGGTTGGTGGAGTGCCAAGAATGATGAGGTAGTCATACTGTTACCCAATAATGCGGATGTTGCTGATGTCGCAAATACAGCTGTACATGAGGTTGTAGGACATAATGGACTACGAAAACTTATAGGTGTGGAGCGATTTGATGATTTCCTCGGTGAGGTGTATGAACATGCCTCAAAGCCTATTCGTGCAGCTATCGACAAAGCGGAACGCAAGTTATTTGAAGCCGAGGTGGACAAGCTCACCCAGCAAAAGAATGCAGAAGCTGACCGCATGGAAAGTCACAAGGGAGTATTCTCACGTGCAGAGGCAACGGTGGAAGCCAATAAGAAGCGTGAGCAGATGCGAAGAGAAGCCACAGAAGAGTACATGGCAGACATGGCTGGCCGCATAGGTTATGAAGGCTTTGAGAAGATGAGCGCAGAGGAACTCACATTCTGGGGAAAGGTGAAAGCCAAAGTACAGCAGTTCCTTGATAAGTTCCTGCGTGGCTTGAAGATAGCAAAGAGTGTCAGACTTACTGATAAGGATGTAGCTTATATCCTTTACAAGTCATGGAAGAATCTACGTAATGGTGGCAAGCCAACCATAATGGATGCTGCCGAAGATGCACTGATGCGCAGTAAGGCTCATTACGATGAGACGGATGTAAATCGTTTCCGTGATGGTGATATGGGATTAGAAGAAACCATCACCAACATGAAAGCAGAAATTAGTGCAGCTAATAAAGATGACTTCAATGCAAAGGTTGAGGCTATGAAAGCTATTGGTGGCAATCTGCAAAAGTTGCGAAGTGCCATGAGTCGACAGCGTTCATACGACATCAGTACAGCAAAAGCAATGACCGACCTTGCACAGGTATTACTCGATAAAGGTTTACTTGATAATTTGAGTGTTTACGAAACCAAGCGAGTACTTAGTGCTGTTAGGAATGGCGTTGGTAAGGAAGACATCAGCGGACATGTACAGAAGCTCATGGATATTATGGTGGATAACCAATTACATAGTGGTGCAAATATACTGGGTAAACTTTTCACAATGCGTGGTACAAGATTAAATGATAGAGGGATTGAGGTGCAGGGTAACCTTGACCCACAAGGTCAGATTCTTGTTAAGACAGCACGTAAGTATACATCATTCCCTAAAGAGGAAATAGATAACACTCTTATTCCTGACCTTATGAGCCGTATGGGAAGTGACGACCAAACAATTGCAGATAATGCAGCCATAGAGTATGCAGGTGCTCAGATAGCAAGACGCTATGTAGAAGAAATCACCGAGAGCAAAGCAGAGGAGAAAGCATTACGTGAGAGTATCAAGACTGCCAAAGAAGATAAAGATGCAGGCAAGCTTGATGCAGATGCCTATAAGCAATATGTTAATGCAACCGAAGAAGCTATTCGTCAAAATAAAATAGACCGTGCAGAAGCCTATTCTTCAATAGCAGCGGAGTTTGGAGGCATGCTTGGTGAAAGTGCTAAGCGTGCAAAAGAGTGGCGTGAGGCTGAGCAAAAGCGTATCAATGATATTCATCATAACTGCAATAGCGATATGGAAGGTCGTATCACTGATGAACATCATAAAGATAACAAGGTTCAAAAGCTGATGAACAATAGTGCTATTCGTTTCCTCCTTGCCCCACTTGGTACTTTTGACCAAATGCTTAGGATGTTTGGCAAGAAGAATGTCAACGGTGAGGGTTACTTGTGGAATAGATTCATGCGTAGCTGGGTAGACGCAACAGAAAACGAGTATACAGGTTATCGTGACGATTTGAAAGAACTCGATGCAAAGGTCAGTGAAGTCTATGGAAAGAAAATGAAATGGGCAGACCTGTTTTCTTTAGAGCGTAAGATGGGGAAGGTTTCTGTTGAGTTCTGGGATGGCGGAGAACGTAAGTTGCACGAACTGACACAAGGGAACTTGTTGTATATTTATATGGTTGACAAGATGAGCGATGGTAGGATGAAATTGCGTTATATGGGTATAACAGAACAAGACGTACAACATATAACAGAAATACTTGACCCTAAATTCAAAGAACTTGCCGACTGGTTGCAGGAGGAATATCTTGTTAATAAGAGAAATAAATACAACGAAGTTCACAAGCGAATGTTCGGTGCTCCTATGGCAGCAATAGACAATTATTTCCCATTGAAGATACTGAAGAATGCTCTTGATAAAGAAGAAGATGTTGCAAAGGACGATAATGCTGGTATAGTTTTACCAGGCACTACGACCAATGGTATCATCAAACGAACACGTAATAACAAACCATTAGATGTCACAGGTGCTGACGCTTTCAATGTAATAGCTGACCATCTACAGGAGATGGAGCATTGGGCAGCCTTTGCAGAACTAACACGTGATATCAATACGATGTTAAGTTACAAGCGTTTCCGAAATCAAGTGATGAACATGTCTAGTGCATACGGTGCTGGTGCTGCGTTATGGAAGAATTTCCGTAGTGTCTGTAAGATGGCTGTAGGTGCGTATCGTCCACCAATAGCAGAACTTGATAAGACAGCTGTCAACGTAGCTAAGGGTGTTACGGCTGCAAAGGTAAGTTTTCGTGTCTTCACGGCATTGAAGCAGTTCCTGTCTTTCCCAGCCTATCTCCCAGATGCGAGTTTAGCTCATCTGGCGAAAGATGTAGTAAACCCAGTTAATGCATGGAATTGGTCGATGAAGAATCTTCCTATATTCGAAAAGCGTTGGCAGAGCCGTATGGCAGGTGATCCTCGACTGATGAAGAGCGATATGGACTGGAAGGCATGGCGTAGTCGTATAGTAGAGATTGCTTCGATGATAGGTATGTCTCCTAATGCATTTGTTGATGCGCTCACTGTTGCAATGGGTGCGCATGCTATGTACCAGTCACGTTATGCTAAGTATAAGCGTTGGGGATTTGACGAAGCAACTGCTGATAAGCGTGCAAAGCAAGACGCAACGATTCTTTATAACTCTACACAGCAATCAAGCGAGGGAGCATTCCTAAGCCCAATGCAGGTAGACCGCTCATGGTTAAGTGTCTTGTTCACGGTGTTTAGAAACTCGTCAATGTCCTACACTCGTCAACAGTATGACGCATTCCGAAATGAGGTAAAGCTGTTCACACCAGGTTATCGTCAGCGAGCAGAAGAATTTATGGTTAAGCAATTGCAACGTGAGGGACTGACAGAAGAACAGGCCAAAAAGGCAGCACATGAAGAACTCCGCAAGGGTCCACTTCATAACCTTGCACGAATAGCCGTATTTGGCTTCTTGTTACAATTTGCATGGAACTTAGGAGCTTATCTTCCTTATCTTATTCTTGGCGATGATGATGATGAGAAGAAAAAGATGACAGATGATGCCTTAACGCATGCCTTGTTTGGTAGCCTTGAGGGTTTAACGAGTGGTGATGTTCTTAGTCAAGCTGGTAATATGGCACTTCAAGGTGAAGGGAATTGGGCTACAGTTACGAAAGATATGCCGCTGGTTAGTGATTTGAGCGATATTTTAAAGACATTCCCAAAGGATAATGTGGAAGCTTTGAACGATTGTGTAAATCTCCTTACTCAGTCTGCTGTTGGTGTAAACCCACAAAGTATCACAGATGCTATGGTAGCTATCATGGATTATTGTGGTGATGATGCGCAGACCTCAAGGGAATGTGCATTACTGATGGCTCGTGTTCTTAACTGTCCGCAAAGTCAATTGGATAAGATTTACTTTGACGAGTTAAGTGCGAGTGGTGTTGAAGCAAGTAAGATGACACCAAGTCAAATTGCAGAACGCTTTGCACGGTACAAGCGACACCGCAGTGCACCACTCACAGGGTGGATGTATAGTGATGCAGCCATAGCAGATAAAGACGGTAAACGAAAAGAGACCGTGTACAAGAAAGCGAGAGAAAACTTTAAGGCTGCTGCGAGCAAGTCTAATAAGGAAGAGTTAGAACAGTGGAAAGCAGAATACAAAGAGACTGCTGCAAAACTAAGTGCTATAAAGAAACTCAGAGAGCAAGACGAGGATGAAGCTGACGAACAAATGAATGCGTTAGAGAATACTCCTGAATACGACCGCTACCTGATAATGAAAGACTATAACAGTGATATGAATGATATCACAAAAGCTTGGTTAAACTCAAAGTCTCCAACAGAAAGAGAGCAGCTTACCAAGGCAATGTTTAAGGTACAACAGGAAATGGTCAATGAACTCAAGACCTCTAAGTAGCAATAGATAAACAATGAGGGGTGATGTGAAGAATTATCTTTGCATCATCCCAATATCTAATTAAATGGCAAAGAAAAGATTACATCGGGCAAGTAAGGTAATGCCAATATCTGAAACAGACACAGTACTCCGTTCCAATATATTGGATGGACATACTCGTGCTTATAATATTCTGTATGAAGCACAACAGTATTGGAGTGCTATGGATACATTCCGCAGAGACCGTGAGCGCAACAAAAAGTATACATACGGCAAACAGTGGGATGACTATGTATGCGTAGATGGTGTGCGCATGAGCGAGGAAGAATATATTAAGAAACAAGGTAACGTACCTCTTAAAAACAACCTCATCAAGCGTATGGTGAATGCTGTGCTTGGCGTATATCGTAGTCAGGCAAGCGAGCCGACTTGTACAGCCAGAGACCGTGACGAACAGAAATACGGAGAAACTATGTCAACTGTATTACAATGCAATATGCAACTAAACCGTATGACAGAGATAAATGCTCGCTGTATGGAGGAGTTTCTTATCTCAGGTTTTGTTGTGCAGCGCAAATGGTATGGCTGGCGTGAAAACAAACTTGATTGTTGGACGGACTATGTACAGCCTAACAACTTCTTTATAGATAACAACATGCGTGATTTCCGAGGTTGGGATGTTAGTTGTTTAGGTGAAATACACGATATTAGTTTTGAGCAGTTGTGTGAACGCTTTGCCAAAAATTCTGCGGATGTTGCACAGTTAGGAAAGATATACGAATCTGCACGAGACAAAGGTGCGCTCGGTATGGCGTATGAAAGTATTGGTTACCCATTGAACAGTTACTATGATTTCCTTGTACCGAACGATGCAACACGATGTAGGGTAATAGAAATATGGAGAAAGGAAAGCAAACCTCGTTATCGTTGTCACGATGTGAACAACGGTGATGTATTCAAGATTGACATTGAAGACTTCGAGGAGTTTGTAGGCAGTGTAAATCGTGAGCGTATAGAACAGGCACATCAACTTGGAATGGCTGATGAAGATGTGCCACTCATCAAATACGAATGGTTTATGGATAACTATTGGTATTATTATTTCCTCTCCCCATTTGGAGATATCCTTGATGAGGGGGAAACCCCCTACGAACATAAGAGCCATCCCTATGTCTTTAAGGCATACCCATTCATCGACGGAGAGATACACTCGTTTGTTAGTAATGTAATAGACCAGCAGCGTTATACTAACCGCCTTATCACTATGTACGACTGGATAATGCGAGCCAGCGCAAAGGGTGTACTATTATTCCCTGAAGAGTGTTTGCCTAAGGGTATGAGCATGGAGAATGTTGCAAATGAGTGGGCACGCTTCGATGGTGTCATTATGATTAAGCAACCTAAAACTGGTACGGCACTACCTCAGCAGATTGCAAACAACTGTACACAGATTGGTATTTCCGAACTCTTGAATATGCAGTTGAAGTTCTTTGAGGATATATCAGGTGTAAATGGGGCTTTACAAGGTAAGCCTGGTTATTCAGGTATGTCAGCAAGTTTGTATAATCAACAGGCGCAAAATGCAACTACATCACTTCTTGATTTGCTTGATACATTCTCGTCATTTATAAGAGATGGAGCAAGTAAAGACGTTAAGAATATCCAACAGTTCTACGACACTCCAAGAGTATTTAACATTGCTGGTAGGAATGCGACTATTGTAGAATATGACCCAAAGAAAATACGTGATGTTGAGTTTGACCTTTCTATTGTAGAGAGTACCGCTACACCAGCTTATCGTGCTATGTCTAATGATTTGCTTATGCAGATGTGGTCAGCAGGTGCTATTAGTGTACAGCAATTGCTTGAAAATGGTGATTTCCCATTTGCAGACCAGCTATTGCAGAGTATCAAAGCGCAACAGGAACAGATAGAAAACGGACAAACTCCAGATGGCTTATCGCCACAACTTGCAGAACAAGTACAACAAGAAGCTAATATGGAGGCAGTACAGCAAGGACAGCAGATGTTGCAGGGATAGTATGTCAGATAAGGAACAGGTAAATAAAATCATCAAAGAAAACGACCGACGAAACGAAGCAATCTATGCTAAGTTCAACCCTGTAACAGGTGAGGGTTCTATCGGAGAACGTACAAGAGTATGTATCTCCGATTTCGTTATGCCAGTTCAATGGCTTCCAAACACGATGATGAAGATACCTTTCGTGAAGAAACTCATTCATCATGGTTCTATTGACAAGTTCCTGACAAACGTTCTACATGTATTCCCCAACGATACGGACCGTCAAAAGGTTTCTAAGAAACTTATCCGATTACGTTATAAGCATGACTTTGCTTTCTGGGCAGCCACACTTATATACATCAAACCTAAAGGAGGAGGTGATGATGTTCTTTTCAGGCTGACACGCCCTCAAAGAAAACTTTTAGAGAAGTTTGAGAGCAAGAGAACAGCAGATATGCCTATCCGTCTTATACTGTTAAAGGCTCGACAGTGGGGCGGTTCGACAACAACACAGATGTATTTTGCATGGTTGCAGTTCATACATAAGGTTGGCTTGAATTCTCTTATCATTGCTCACCAAGGCTCAACATCAGATGATATTATGGATATGTTCAATAAAATGATAAAGGAATACCCTGTTGAACTGCTCCATAACATGGGTGAAGCATATTCTGACAATGAGGCAAAGATAGTAGGTGTCGGCAAGAGTGGTTCTATCCACCGAGTACCACAGCGTAACTGCAAAATCAAGATTGGTACGGCAGAGCGTCCCGATGGTTGCCGTGGTGGTGATTACAATCTCGTGCATCTTTCGGAGGTAGGTATATGGAAAGCCACAGAGGGTAAGACGCCAGAAGATATTGTGCGTTCAGCCTGTTCTGGTATCTTGTATAAACCTTATACTATGATTGTGATGGAGAGCACTGCAAATGGTACAGGAAACTTTTTCCATCGTGAATATGAAGCAGCATCAGACCCACATATCCCCTCACAATTTGATGCGCTGTTTATAGCATGGTATGATATTGAACAGTATTCCTTGCCATTTGCCAGCGAAGATGAAAAGGCAGACTTTGCCATCTGGCTATGGGAGAATAGAGAAAACGCCAATGTGATGTCTCCTCGTGAAGAAAGTGGGAAATATCTATGGTGGTTATGGAATAAAGGCGCAACTCTTGAAGCTATACACTGGTATATAGAAGAACGCACTGGCAAGAACGACCATGGTGTTATGGCAAGTGAATATCCATCAGATGATATAGAGGCGTTCGTACATTCTGGCTCGATGGTTTTCGACAGGTACCAAGTGGAGGAGTTCAAGCCTGCATGTCGTCCACCTCGTTTTATAGGCGATGTCTATGGGAAACAGTCTGAGGGTGAAGAAGCACTTACAGGACTTCGTTTCCATGAAGATGCGCAAGGCTTATTGTGGGTGTGGGCATTGCCAGAAGAAGATGATGAGGTAGAGATAACAGACCGTTATCTTACTGTTGTCGACGTCGGAGGTAGAACAGAAAAAGCCGACTGGTCGGATATAGTTGTTTTTGACCGTATCAATCTTATGGATGGTGGTCGCCCTGCTGTAGTGGCAGAATGGTACGGACATTGTGATATGGATATATTAGCATGGAAGTCAGCACAGATTGCAGGTTTCTATAACAACTCCTTGTTAGTTATAGAAAGTAACACTATGGACAGTAGAGACAAAGAACGTCATGTTGAGGGTGGAGACCAATCACTGTACATTCTCAATCAAATAGGAAGTGTATATCCTAATATGTATGCACGCAGACAGAGCGAGGACGAGATACGGCAGGGACTCCCCAAGAAGTATGGCTTTAACACCAATCCCGCTACAAAACCAATGATTATATCAACTCTTATTAAGTGTGTTCGTGAACGCTTATACACCGAGCGAGATATGCGTGCACTTGATGAATTGCTTGTGTATGAGAAGAAACAGAACGGCTCATACGGTGCTATATCTGGTAGACATGATGACAAGGTTATGACGAGAGCTATAGGTATGCATATCTGTTTTTATGAAATGGATATGCCAACGATAGTTGAGAGGAAAGAACGAGGGTTACATTATCATCGTGGTCCAATGACTGCTGCCACAATTTAGAGTTCCTCTTTGTCGACTTGTGAATAATCCTTATACCTATTGAACTGCTTTTCATACCAACCATTTTTAATTCGGTAGATTAATTCTCCTACAGTACGAGGTGTCATGTAAAACTTAGGTGCAGGTTGGTTTACTACCATAATAGCGAGCGCATAGATAGACTTTTCAGGATATTGTTCACGTGCAATAAGAAAACGACGAAAAATCTCATCAAACATTTCACGTTTATTTTTTCGCATATTGGGAATTACTTTGCCAGCTAACAAAGTGGAAATCACAATAGCCGCACGTTCCTCACTCACCCAAAACCGTGAGCATGGCGAGTTTGCTACTTGCTCAAAGATTTTAGGCATAACGATGTAACCAGCTTTAGATAGTTCCTCTTGATAGACCCGCATAAGTTCTTGGTTACGTTCTTGGGTAAAGTCGAGTATGCTTCCGTAATATTTCACCAGTCTTAGTCAATTTGCTTGTAAAGATACTAAAAATATCTCACAATAGATAAAAGAGAAAGGAATAATTACCACATTATATTTGCAGGTAAATAAATCAGTAACTCTACGAGTATCAACGACATGGCTACAACTGAAAATAATGAAATCAGCAAAAGAGACCGACAACTCGGTCGATTACGTGAGAAGTACCCCGACAAGAAATTCGAGGATGACGAAGAAATATACGGTCAGATAGGTGAAGACTATGACAATTACGAAAAACAACTCGGTGGCTACAGAGAGCGTGAAAAAGCACTTTCTGACATGTTTGCTTCCGACCCTCGTAGTGCAGAGTTTCTTACCGAGATGAGCAAAGGTGGCAATCCTGTGCTTAGTCTGTTGAAGAATTTCGGTCCTGACATTAAGGAAACGCTCGATGACCCTGATAAGATGCAGGAACTTGCAGACGTATGGGCAGAGGAGCAACAGCGTATTGCAAAGAGCAAGCAGCTTGATGATGAGTATGCCGAGAACTTACCAAAATCTCTTGATGCACTCAAGCAGTTCCAAGAGGAGCGTGGTCTTACTGATGAGCAGGCAGATGAAATTATCTTCCACCTTATCAACATTGTGCGTGATGGTGTGATGGGTAAATTCTCACCAGAGATGTTTGACCTCATGACAAAAGCAATTAACCATGACGAAGATGTTGCAGATGCACAAGAAGAAGGTGAGGTTGCAGGACGCAATCAAAAGGTCACCGAAAAATTACGCAAGAATAAGAACGGTGATGGACTTGCATCTTTGAATGGTAAGAACAACCAGCAGGGAAGTGGCAAGCAAGGTATGGACATCTTTGACATCGCAAATATGGCATGATAGAACAAGTGGTAAAAATAGTCGGCAATCCCAAAATAGAAAGAGCTAAAGGGAGTGCTGGATACAAGACCCAAGTATATGGGGCAGCAGCGACGGTAAGCAATTTAGCCAATGCTACAGGTGGTATCAAAGCAGAAAACCTCGTTAAGCCCAGCATGTAAAAAAATAGATTATTCATTTTAAATCTTTATTCAAATGGCAACAGAACAAACAGTACAACAGCATGCAGGTGGCTATCAGCAGCCTACAGCAGGTACAGCAGGAGCCCAGACACAGGTTGGTGGACAGGCTACAACTGTCAGTGCAACTGCTGGTGCTACAGGTGGCGTTGGCGCAGGTAACCTTATTACACCTGACATTGACCAGAAGCTGTACAAGTTTAAGAGTGATGACACGCCTATGATGCAGATTATGCTGCATTCTAAGCGAGTGAATGTTAAGAGTCCAGTCGTTAGACACTACATCATCGATGAACCCAAGAGTTTCGTAACAACCAAAGATGCTGTAGCGAAGAGCACGGACAATCAGTTCATTCTTCCTCTACTCAGTCAAGACCAGAAACTGCCTCGACCTTATACCACACTCCTTGTTAAGGGTGTTGATGGTTACGACGCAACAGGTCAGAAAGCTACTCCAGGTAAAGACCTGATGATTTTTATTGTCGGCAAGGACACAACTACTGGTAATCCTGTAGCCATTGCTGTCAACGGTCCTCGTGCCGTATCAGGTGATGAGAGTTGTACAACTCCTGCTATTCCTGCAGGTTCTGTATGTGTGCTTATGGCTAATGCTTGTTACGAGACGCAGAAAGAAGTAGAACCAGACCTTGTAGTTCCACAGCCTATTGACTTGCACTTGCAGAAGCGCATCATGAACAGTGTTGTCTCAGACTACTTCGATGCACAAGACAAGCAGATTCCATTCGACCATGCAATCATTGCAGAGGCACAGATTACTAATTTCAAGGTAAAAGGCAACCGCACCCTGTATGCAGGTCGAAAAGGTAAGATTTCTGTTGACACCAAGATTGGTCCGCAGGATGTTTACTTCACAGAGGGCGTACGCTATCAGGTGAAGAAAGAGATTAAGGATGATGGCAAATGGAATTTCAAGAAATTTATTGCTCTTGCCAAGCTCATCTTTACAGGTGAAGATGTCCCTAACACTATCCTCGGATTGTGTGGTAAGAACTTCTTAGAGAAGATTCAGACTATTGACTTCTCTGAACATCCAGAGGTACGCTTCGAGGTGAAGATGAATGACCTTGGTTGGGAGGTGACGCGCATCCATACTATCTTTGGAAATTTGGAGTTCAAGCATGACCCAACACTTGACCGTCTGCGTTGGAGCAATTCATGTTTCATGATTGCTTACGACCGCTGCGTACACTACGTGTATAGTGCAGAACATACAGACAAAGACCGTGTCGAGGGTGAAGAGGCAACCCGCAATGCTACTATTGTGTGGGATGGTCTCGGCTTGAAGGGCACATGTCACGTCTGGATTGACGGTGAGGGAACTGATGACAGTTACGAAACAGACGTTCTACACATGCACTTGTGGAATAGCGACAAGGCACCAGCTTCTCCTAAGGAGAATTGCGTTTACTACCTCATGGTGGATTGTCCTGCTATCAACAGTAAGGCTGTAAGTGGTACAGTGTGGTTGTATAAGAACTCTGCATGGGAACCTTATACAGGTGAACTACCATTAGGTAACTAAATTTCAAACACCAATAAAAAACTATAGGCGGATAGGTTTATGACCGTCCGCCTATTTTATTAAATACACAATGAAGAAAAGAAAAATTATCTACGGTGTGGCTGGTATGCTTGACTACCAAGCCCTTATCAAGGTTGGCAGCGCAAAGATGAAAATATCTTTCACTAATGGCTCTTCAAATGAAGCTGGTCGTACTCCTGCAACCTTTTCAACGGATAATCCAATTATCCAATTGGCAATAGAGAATAGTAAAGAGTTCAAGTCTGGGCTTATCACTAAGATTCATGTGGTGAATACCGATGAGGATGTGTATATTGAAAGCGAGCATGTTGCTCTACAGGAAGAGGAGGATGTAGACACTTCCACTGAAACTGGTAACAACGAAGAACTGACGGGGGAAAAGCAAGGTATAGACACTCCAGACAAAAAAGAGCAGGAACAATCAGCAGATGAAACTCCAGTAACCCAGCCAGAGGAAGAAACCGTTAACACGTCAACTCGCAAAGAGTTTACATGTAATGACGACGCAAAGGACTTTCTCGAGGCAGAGTTCGGGATAAAGCGTAGTTCATTGCGAACTCGTGCGGACATCACTGCTTGCGGTAAGAACAATGGCATTGATGTAGTGTTCACTGATTAATCAGCTTTGAAATATGGTGTACGAAGTTAAGGACATCCTGCGTGATGTACGTATAGCCATAGATGAGAACAAAACCAACGAGCAACTTATAACAGATGAAGACATTGACACTTTGATGCTTGATGACATCATCTATAGTAAGGTTGTGGAGGGGGTGCGTCGGACAGTTACCAACGCACCTATCCACTTGCTTGATGGTGGCGTTCCGTTTGGCGATGCTGTTTATTGGCGCAACCAGCATTCGGGTTGGGTGATGCTTCCTGATGACTTTATGCGCCTTATGGTATTTAAGATGAGTGACTGGGAACGTCCAGTATATGAACCTATTACCGCAGGCGACCCTCGGTATCAGTTACAGTTTTCACGATACAAAGGCTTACGAGGAAATCCACAAAAGCCAGTAGTGGCAATTGTGAGCCGTACTGAGGGACGTGTGTTGGAATTGTATTCATGCAATGACGATACTGCAACTGTAGAACAAGCTTTGTATTATCCTCTACCATCTATTGATGATAACGAGGGAATAATGATACCAGAGCGTTGCTATCAATCCGCTATCTATGAGATGGCAGCCCTTGTGCTTGCTACAATTGGGCAAAGAGAACAATCACAAGTAATGACCGATTTAAGTAAACAACTGTTAGTATGAGTTCTATTAAGACAACCGAAATAGAGGGTGATGTTAGTATTGGACGTCACGTAGGTGTAGGTGGTAATGCCCATGTACAAGGCAACGCTGTAGTAAAGAAGAATCTAATTGTAGAGGGTTGGCTTGAGGCTAAGAATGTCAAGTCTGCCAACAAGGGTCTTTTTACTACAGTCGAAAAACTTCGTGAGGCATACCCACGTCCGCATGATGGGTGGTGGGCAATCGTAGGACGCAGTTTGCCTGCACCTATCTATGTAGCAGATGGAGGTGCATGGGTAGCAACAGGAGAGAATGGAGGAAACCCTACAGTGGATAGTGAACAATACAATGGTAACATATCTGAATTGCAGGGTGACCTTAACGCTGCGAAGACCGATGTTAAGGGCATCAAAGATGATGTAAAAGCACTCAAAACACAAGTAACAACACAAGGCGATAGTGTGAACCAAACTCGCACAGCCGTAGAGACAGCACAGCAGACTGCCGAGAACGCAAAGAAAGCAGCATCTGATGTGAATGCTGAATTAACCACTATAAAAGACTCGAAAGGCAAGGCAAATGGTATTGCACCTTTAGACGAAGAAGGCAAAGTACCATCTGCTCACTTGCCGAGTTACGTCGATGATGTTATAGAGTTTGATAGTTGTTTGGATAGCTTGACAGCACAGCAGCAAGCTACAGATAAGTCATCAAAAGATGAACATACTAAAGTTATCTACAACAGAGCTAAGAATAAGTTTGTATTGGCAGTAGCATCAGACGAAGATAGTACAACCACATATTATGCTGATTGGTCTGATGCGGACAATTACGGTACTGCTTCTAAAGATGGTCGCACCCCTGCAAGTGGTAAGGTATATATTGATTCTTCTGACAATATTACTTATAGGTGGAGCGGAACGAAATTAGCTCCTATTGGTTCAGATCTCGCTTTGGGTTATACTGCAGGGACGGCTTTTCCTGGTAATGAGGGCGCAGAACTAAAACAGAACCTTACCAATTCGCAAAGAGATATTGAAGCATTACAGAATGATGGTAAGGCAGCCGTTGCTCGTAGTGTTGTAAATGTCAACAAGCTATTAGGTATGGAGAACAGAGATATGACATTCTCTGTTGCTTTGGAAAAGATTAGCGAGTATAAGGACAAAGAAAAGATAATGATTCCTGGTATTGTCCTCACATTCAACACGCCTAATAATGGTTGGGTTTCTAAACAGTGGGTCAATACAGAGAGTTGGAACAAAGAGGGTAACTGGAAAGATTTTGGTGCAAACGGAACTAACATCGGTAATACGCTTAATGTTAACTCTCTTTGTCCTGATGTTGAATATACATTAAGTACAGCTATCAAGGCAGTCCAAGATTTGGAGCAAGCAAGCGGTTTTACCTATTTCAGAAGTGGAGCAGTACTTACTTTCAAGACAGCTGAGAAAGATAGTAACGGAGCGCACGTATGGGCAGCTTTCCAATTTACTCGTGAAGTACCAGACATCAATCCTGCAGACTTGAAACCATGGGTAACCTTTGGAGGTGGCGGTACTGCAAAGGTTGAGTTAACAGGCACACCAAGGAACAATGAAGAAAAAGCCTTTTCAAGCGCAGGCGCATATAAGCACATCCCAACCAATCTAAAGGTTAACACAGAAACCGAGGGTGTTGTAAAACTACAGATGATGAATGAAGCAGGAGAAAGCATAGGTGACGAACAGCAGTTCGTTGTCGGTACTGGCTCATCTGTGGGTGGTACAACCATAGCTATTGCATTCAAGGAGAATCCTTTGTATGGTAAAGCTGGTGGATTATTCAACGTACATGCTTCTATCTTGAGTGTTACAAAGGCAGGAAACCAAGAGACAAGCAACAGTATTATAAATGTTCAGTTTGTAGACCGTACCACAAAGAAAGTCGTTGCTACATTCGACACAAAGAAACCATCCTCTTCAACTTTAGAAGACTATAGCTTTGTCTTTGACTTGAGTTCACTCTATGTAAATGCAGGACAAGGCAGCTTGCAGATGGTAGTTGTAGACGATAGTGGTAACACTGCAAGCAAGAACCTTTCTGTAGTAGCCGTAGATGTAACGTGCGTGAGTGTGCAGACCCTACACTACACCAAGGACACAAGCCTTGAAGTGGGAGGAAATGCCAAGAACATCTTGATGTATTCTTTCCCAAAGAATAGTAGCGATAAAGGTATCCGTACGACAATCGAATTATTCAGAGACGGCACATGGCAGCCATTAGAAACTACTGTTATTACAGATACGTATTCACATTCTGTAAGAATAGACCCAACAGGATTAGCGCATGGTGCTTATCCTATCCGCATACAAGGTCAAGATGTTGCGTCTGGTGTGAAAGGTAATATCTTGCATACTGCTGTTATGGTCATTCAGCAGGATAGTAGCCTTGATGACTACGACAAGCCTATTGTTGTAGCACGTTGGAGTGATGACAGCGAGGGAAAGAAGAAACTGTATGCTACAGTCATTTTTGATGTGGCAGTTTACCAGCGTAGCACATCACGCCCAGAAGCTGTTGTTTCACTTACCAATGAGACAACAAACAAGACTGAGACAATCACACGACAGGTCATGGCTCGTGATACTACACAGGTGATAAACAGACGTCTTATCGGTTACCACGATGGAGATAACCTGCTCTTTGGCGTTAATAGCGGTGATGCCACATTAAAAGAATCGTATAAGGTTACTATTAGCGGTACGTTACTTCCTATCAGTGAAACCGAAGGTGCCGTACTTAAATTCAGTATGGCAGAGCGTAGTAATGCTGACAGTGATAAAACGATAAAGACTATTACGTCAGATGGGCAACCTGTAAGTATTAATGTAAATGGTGCAAACTACACAACTAATGGCTTTGTAAAAGATAGCTTTGGCACAAGCGATTATGGTACAGCTGGTGACAAAGGGCGTATGGCATTACGTATTGCTGAAGATGTAACAGCAGAGTGTACTTATCAACCTTTTGCTTCGAACGCTATCGAGACGAACGGTTTGGCATTCTCATTCACCGTCATGACTAAGAATGTTGCAGACCGCAACGCACACCTTATTAAATGTATGGGTGAGAAGTTGGGCTTTGTGCTGACAGGTGAAGAGCTCATCGTTGCTACTAACGGCTCTCTTACAGATGCCGCAACGACAGCACTTGTGCCATACGTCAATGATAAGCCAACACGCTTCGATATCGTGTTTGAGCCATCTACGATTGCACCATACGGAGGCATTGGTGTTATTAAAGTGTTCTTAAATGGTGATGAGGCTGGTGCTGTAGCATATAAAGCAGGTGAGTTAGCAAATCATAACTCAACTATCCATTTCGATGGACATAAAGCGGATGTGTACCTCTACGAGTTGACAGCATGGAATACTTACTACAACTATATTCAAGCATGCTATAACTATCTTGTTGGCTTGACAGATACAACAGCGATGATTGGAGAGTATGAGCAAAACAACGTCATGGCAAGTATTACCGCAGAAGGAACGACCAAAGACCGTCCAACAATGCAGAAGTGTCTTGACGCAGGTCTGATGGTATGTGCTATCTGTAAGAATCCAGATGCAGAAGACATTGCTGCAAACTATCCTGACTATCTTGAAACGAAAGATGGAGACAAGAAAACAAAACAGATAGTTGACTGGTATTGTTACTTCCCAGACCGCCCTTGGCAGAACTGCAAGATAATCGGTATCACGCAGACCAATCAAGGAACAACCTCTTCATGGCGACCTATCAAGAATAAGAAAGGTAAGATGAAGAAAGCCATCGTCACCTTATTGCATACACGTGAAGAGATTCAGACTATGTTCCCTGGCAATGCTGATGCACTTACTAAGTATGATAAGTGTGTGAAGATGGCTGCCAAGAACCGCATACAAGTTGTAGAGGGTGGAAACTTCACTAACATCATCTGTATAAAGGTGGACTATTCTGATAGCTGCGGTGCACATAATGGTGCTATGATGGAGCTGATGAATGAGACCCAAATAGCACTGGGTGAAAAGTACATGACACCAGCACAGGTGTACAATGAGGGTGAGTACGAGATACACACAAGCATTGATAGCGTCCCATGCGCTTTGTTCCGTACCGATAGCCGAATGAACCACAGCGATGCCGAGAACCCTACCAAGGCATATTTCCATGCTAAGGCAAACTTCAATGCAGACAAAGGTGATGCTGACTTCTTTGGTTTCAAGGGGGTAAACGGATATAGTAAGAAGTGCCTCAACTATGGTGACTTTACAGAACTCGTAGCAGCACAGAACCAAACACTAACAGCTTTCAAGTCGCAAGTATTAGCAGACACTACCCAATTAATTGCAGGAAACATCTATGTCCTTAGTGAGTATTGTGGCAATGAGCATATTGTGATTGAGAATGACGGTAAGGGTGCTATGCGAGAAGTACAGGCTGTAGAAAAGCCTGTTGCAGTCGACAAAACGCTTGCAGAAGTCCTTGCAGCTGATGTTAAGAACTACACTTGGCAGAACGTGTACAAGACCAGTGATGACCACTATGTACAGTATCAAGGTGGCAACTGGATAGACACTACTGGCAGTATAACCTTTAACAAGGCTACTAAGAAGTGGAGTGTTACGGGACGAGTTGTAAATCCAACAGAGTGCTACGAATACTTAAAGTATGATAGTCTATGTTGGGGGCAGGGCGTGAACAGTCTTGATGACATGATACGTATTGACCCTGCAACAGGAGCACCCATCTGGATGAGTTATTATGAAACTCGATATCCTGATGATGACAATCTTGAAGAGCTTTACAAAGCAGGCAAGAAAGTTCCTTATAACCTTTATAAGTGGCTTGTGTTCTCACAGCAATGTAACCAACATCAGACAGAAGCAAATGGGAACATTACACTTGGTGGTGTATCAGTACCAGGAACAAAGGCTAATCGTCTAAAGAAATGGCAGCAAGAAGTACATAAGTACGCTAACCCATATTCTTTGTGTTGCTATACAATTGCGTCCGATTACAAGGCAGCAGTAGACCAGCGTAGCAAGAATATGATGACTGCCTTCTATTTGGAACCAGATGGAACGATACGAGCTTACTTTAACCATTGGTACGATGGCGACTGTGTAGACCGTAGCGATAATGACTGTGGTCTTACAATTCCTTGGGATATGGATGCCGTCACTTCACATCTATACCAAGGTTGGGATAGTGTAACATTCGTACAGACGTATGCAGCACCAAATTTATGGATAGACGATAGTGGCACAACAACCATCACACTACATGAAGTGGCAGCTGCTATGCGTAAGACAGAACGTAATAGTAGAAAGGTATTCAGCGCTGATGGCTGCTATTACTATTGGATTACAAAGCGTTTGTCACGTTGGGCAAAGGTTATCAGTTCTTTCGATGGTGAACGTAAGTATATTCAGAACTCTACAGCAGCTGCCAACTACTTCTATGCACTTCACGGTTTGCGTTTAGAGGACTTACCAGACTACCAGCGTAAACGCTTTAAGCTGCGTGACGGCTATTATCAGGTAGGCGACCTATATACGGCACCATTCAAAGCACGTATGATGGGAGAAATCTCAATCAAGATAACAGCGGCGCAAGATGGTTTCTTTGGTTTAGGAGAAGACCGTGCAGACACAGTTACCGATAGCTGTTACCTTAGAGCAGGTGAGAGTTACACATTAAGAGCCAATGCAGCACAGGAGAGTGGCAAGATGGTGTATGTGTTTGGTGCTGACAAGTTAGCAGTGCTTGATATTTCAGCGTGTACTCCAAAGCAAGAGGGTTTCGACATCAGCACTTGCACACTATTGGAAGAATTGATTGTTGGTGGAGAAAGCTATACACCTGCCTACACAACAGGTGTTCTTACCTCTCTTAATCTTCCTGCAATGCCATTCTTAAAGAAGATTGATATACAACACACCAAGGTGCTTAGTGTGCGAGCAGAAAACTGTCCACGTTTAAAGACATTCCTTGCTAAAGGTAGTACGTTAAGAGCATTCACTCCTGCAGAGGCTTGTCCTTTGGAAGTAGCACAGTTCCCTGCAAGTATGACAGACATCGTGTTTGTAGGTTTGACAAAAGTAACTTATCCTAATGGAGGTTTGACATACGAGGGTTTGAGTAATGTTAGCAGCGTACGCATACGTAGATGTCCGAATATAGACCCTGTAAGAATATTGGAAGACACAGTTGCTGCTGGTGCTACGATTAGTACCGTTTCGATAAAGGACGTTGAGTGTTCAAAGAAAGATACCGTACTATCTGCAATGAAAGAAATGGGTACACGTGGTATTAACTCGGAACACACTAATATCTGTGATGGTTTAAGTGGCACATGGGTACTCACGAAGTATATTGAAGATAGTAAGCTTGCAGCTTTGAAAGAGTATTACCCGAACTTAACAATACATCAGTCGCAATACTCACTGATAGTCTTTGATGATACTATTGATGACCCTGCCAATATTAGCAACCTTGACAATGAGACAGGTCAGATGTTCTCTAATGACTTTGTACCAAGTGCGCACGTAGCTAAGATTAGACAGCAGCTTATACCAGTTAAGGGAAAACTCAACACAGAAAGAAATGTGTGGGAGGGCGTTAAGGTTTCAGAAACGAATTATCATAACCTTGCCAATGGGGTTGAATTTGACTATACCGATAAGGCTGCCGACGGCTTTGACGTGATGATGCGTTGTCCTGCAATGTGGTATAAAGGTATCAATGACTTCAAAAATCAAAAAAAATATATCGCATGGAGTAGCCTGACTACTGAGCCATTATCTACAGCTAAACGTGTCACACGAAAGAAGCTGAAAGATATAATCCTAAAAGCTAATACTGGCGTGATGTCTGAAAAAATCAGATTAAACGAAAGTGTGTTGGATAGTGCTGGTGTTCTTGCAGAGGTTTCAAATGTAGATGTTTACAAAATTGATGTTGCAGGAATGAAGCAAGTTAGATGGCCAGGTATGAATAATGCCACAGTAGGAGCATGTTTCCTAAATGCAACAGGCACTATCATATCGAAATTCAATCTTGCAATAGGCAATACTGCCTTTGACTTCATTGATGGAGACTATGTCTTTATAGATGTGCCACAAGGTGCTAATGAGTTTGTATTCTCGTCAAGCAATGTAAACTCTGAATTGGAGGCTATTGCAGTAGACAGTACAGAGATAGAAGCCATTGAGCCTGATTGGGTACGCAACGAACCATGGCTATTGGGTGTTTATCAAGCATCAGTAGATAGTCTACTTAGACTACGTTCTGTATCTGGAGCAACAGTGCAGAGAGGAAGTAATAACAATCGTACATCTTCTGAATGGCTATACGACGAGGAGGGTTATGCAACCAACACACCTGTACGCAAAATGGAGTTCACATATAAGGATTTCCAAAATCTTGCACACCGCAGAGGTAATGGATTTCAGATGGTAGACTATGATATGTCTAAGCTGATGGCTGTTCTCTGGTTCTCATTGTCAGGTACACGTGACTCACAGTTGGTTTGTGGTTACGGCAATGGCAGTAGTGATGTTACAGGCTATCGTGATGATATTGGCAACTCTGACAGTAGACGTGAAGATAGCAGAGGAACAAAGTGCTTAGGTTTTGAGAGTTTCTTTGGTGTCTATTATGAGTGGGAAGATAATGTTGCCGTGAACATACCGTCTTATCGTCAGTATATGAAAGACAAGACAGTAGAGGTTAACACTTATCCGACAGACGCTATATGGCATATCTACGACCCTGTCAGCAAGACAGAACGCCTTGTGCAAGGGACTAAAGATAATGGCTACTGTATAGCACGTGTAAGACATGGACGCTATTGTGACATCATCGCTTCAAGAGTAAGTTCTGATAATAGTAGATGGGCATCTAACTATGCAGATGGGCAATGGTACTCTCATTCAAGAAGCCGTGTTGTCGGGCGCTCGAATGGCGGTGCGTGGGCGGATGGCGGTCTCGTCTTTACGAATGCGAATAACGCATCATCGCAGTCGTTCTCGTACGTCGGTTCGCGGCTTGCCTTCCGTGGGAAAGTTGAGATAAACGAATAAAGCGTAAAAGCGCAAAGCGTCGGTGGGCGAAAATCCGCCACGCTTTGCTCTTCAATAAAAAGGTAGAGGATTCCGAAAGCCGTGTTGTCGGGCGCTCGAATGACAGTGCGAGGGCGAATGGCGGTCTCGTCTTTACGAATGCGAATAACGCATCATCGCAGTCGAACTCGAACGTCGGTTCGCGGCTTGCAAACAGAAAGATATATTATATCGCTCCAACAGCATATTGTCACGTGATGACAAATAGTCGTAAGCGAAGAATCCGAGCCTCAGCAAAAGCACCTTTTAAAGGTTGGAAAGCTGAAACATAACAATGCAGGTAGAGACTGGTAGGTTAGTTCTCGAACATCTTAGACCTGGGAAACTGAAGGTAGATAAATGAAGCGTGACGGATATATCATAGAAGAGATTATAGAACGAGCTAATTTAGAAAGTTCGTTTGATACTGTCGTGCATGGAACAAAAAGAAAAGAACTCAAAGAGGGCAAATGGCTACTTGCACACAGAGAATCTTTCCTTGATGATGTAGCAAAGGAGATAGCCTCTGGACACGTCAATGTAAGCAACTATCACGAGAAGCATATACACGAGGGTAATAAGTGGAGGGACATACAAGTCTTTAATATGCGTACACGTATAAAAATAAATGCCGTGATGAGTGTCGTTGATAAGCATCTACATCGTAGATATATCAGAACGACAGCAGCATCTATCAAACAACGTGGCATGCACGACCTTAAAACCTATATAGAAAAGGATATACAGCTTTACCCAAAGGAAATGAAGTATATCTATAAGTTTGATATTAAAAAGTTCTATCCTACGATACAGCAGGATTTTGTGATGTATTGTATCAGACGAGTGTTTAAGGACAAACGTCTCATTAGTATCTTAGAGGACTTTGTCAGACTACTTCCTAATGGCTTAAGTATGGGACTTCGTTCATCACAAGGACTTGCAAATCTTTTGCTTTCTTTTTATCTGGACCACTACCTAAAAGACCGCTATGGCATTAAGCATTTCTATCGCTATTGTGACGATGGTGTTATTGCAGCTGGTAGTAAGAGGTACTTATGGGAGTGTAGGAAGATAGTACATGAAAGGATGGAGGCTATAGGGCAGACCGTCAAGTCTAACGATAGTATCTTTCCCATAACAAAGGGACTTGATTTCCTTGGCTATGTTATATATCCAACCCATGTTCGTTTGCGCAAACGAGTGAAACAGCATCTCGCATGCAAACTACATAAGGTAAAAAGCCGTAAGCGTAGGCAACAAATTGTTGGTTCTCTATATGGCTTGTGCAAACATTGTAATAGCAAAAACCTATTAAACACATTATTAACAACACGAGAGATGAGAAAATTTTCAGAGATGGGAGTAACCTATACTCCTGAAGATGGAAAGAAGAGATTCCAAGGTAAGACTGTACGCCTTGCAGAAATTGTAAACAGTCCCATAGAGGTACACGATTATGAAAAAGACGTGGTAACTAAGCATGGTGACCACCGCTATCTTATCTCATTTAGAGACAAAGCAACACGTGAGTTCAGTAAGTTCTTTACCAACTCCGAGGAGTTAAAATCCATACTCGACCAAGTCGCTAAGATGAAAGACGGTTTCCCATTCGAAACAATAATCAGAAGCGAAGCATTTGACGGGAATAAATTCAAATATAAATTCACTTAAAATATACATCTATGAATACAGATTTTTTTAAGGTGTACGGAATCAAGGAACGTAACGACAGTTTGTTACGGCTATCCGATGACCACTACGTGTTGTTCTATGGCTTTGGCAAAGACAAAGACAGCGACGAAAGCGGTTACTACTGGCGTAAGGATTATGGACATAAGCCAACAGAAGAAGAGTTAAAGGGCGATATAGCCACACATGTCAACAAGCTAATTGATGAAAAGATACTTGCAGGGTTTACCTATGAAGGTAATATTGTATATCTATCTTCAGAGAATCAGTTTAATTACAAAGCAGCTTTTGACTTGTGTATGCTTACTGATGGAAGCAACCTACCTGTAACGTTTAAGTTCGGACAGGAGAACGACCCTAAGTATCGTCAGTTTAACACAAAGGATGAGCTGAAAGAGTTTTATTTATCTGCCATTTCGTTTGTAACCAATACGCTTGCAGAGGGGTGGGCAGAAAAGGATATGATTTACAAAAAGGATATGCAGGCATGGTTTACTTAATCATTTTATCGGTAGTACTTTCAGTTGCAATGGCAATAGTAGCAGCTAAGAAAGCAAAGGAGTTACCAGATAGCGTGAGTAGTTTCAGCTATTATGTAGGTGATGTTCGCTTTTCGTTGTGGGCAACAATGACGGCAGTTATCTTGTTATTCTCTTCTCTTCATGCCTTACCGCCTAAGCATGCTTATATTGCAGGAATGATGAGTGTAGGCTTGTTGATGGTAGCTGCTTCGCCTTGTTATAGGACAGAGAACAAAGTGCTACATTATGTAGGAGGTTATCTCTTTGGATTGGCAAGTCAGATTGTAGTAGCTTTGCTTATACCATGGTTACTCCTGTTGTGGGTGTTGTTCCCACTTGTGTTCACTCGTAAGAGTTGGAAAGAGAATGCTACATTTATTGCAGAAGGGATATGTTACATCACTTTAGTAGGCAGCCTCATCCTATCTTTACTATCGTAATTACAAACATAAACCTTTCAATCGTTTTTCCTATATTATTTTTGTAGAAATTTATTGTAAAAACAAGATGAAGAAAGTAATTAAATGGCTTAAAGAAAGTAATAGGTACAAACACCTTATAGGTGGTGTACTTATCGGTGCTGGTGCTAACAGCTTGTATTGTGCAGCGTATGCAGGTATGGGAGTAGCAACCGCACTTGAACTTAAGGATAGAATGTGGGGCGGAAAGGCAGACATCATCGATTGGGGACTGACAGTCGGTGGTGTGGCTATAGGCTTTGGAATAAGAACGTTAGTAAAACTTCTATGATATGGCAATGGATAAAGGCATAAGAAACGCAATGATAGGTGTTATTGGCTCAATCATTGTAGCTGTTGCAGGCTCATGGGTACAGCTCAATCAGCGCATATCAATACTCGAGGTGCAAGTTATGAACGACCACCAGTTATTCGTAGGCTCTCAAGAGGATATGAAAGAAATAAAGTCGATGCTTGGTGAAATAAACATTAAGGTATCGCACCTTAATGACATCAAGGCAGACCGACCTAATATGGATAGTCATATAACACAGAAAGGAGGCGAATAATGAGAGCGTCATTTAAAAGCATTATAAGCAGGTGGAGAGCGACAACACCGAAGTTCTTTAAGAATATTGTCGTTTGGGGTTCAGGTGTCAGTATTGTTGCTGTTGCCATTCATACCGCTATGACAGCAGCAGCGGCAACACCTCCAGAATGGTGGATAAAAATTTATCCATATCTTGTAGGGGCAGCAGCAGGCATGGCTGCTGTGGCAAAATTAACAAGGGAGAAATAATATGAGAAATATTAAATACATTGCGGTTCACTGTACCGCAAGCCATCAGTCTATGACGATAGAGGGATTAAAACAGGAATTCAAGCGTAAGGGCTGGGTTAATCCAGGCTACCATTACGTGGTGTCGCCAGACGGCAAGATTACCCAGCTACTTGATGAAGACAAAGTAAGTAACGGTGTAAGAGGTTACAACTCAGAAACTATCAATGTTGCTTATATTGGTGGCATTGATACTAACGGCAAACCCACTGACAACCGCACAGACGCACAGAAAGCAAGTCTGCGCTCGCTGTTGAAGATGCTTCATAAGAAGTACCCTACAGCGGTTATTCAGGGACATCGTGATTTCTCTCCAGACTTGAATAAAGATGGAAAGATAACATCTAACGAATGGATGAAAGCTTGTCCGTGTTTTAACGCTAAAGAGGAGTATGCTAATCTTTAGCAAAAGATAAAACGATTAGATACTTTGTATAGATTAAATTTGTGCAAACCATTTTGAACTGATATGAAGAAGTTTTTGTGGGGTATTATACCCGTAATCATTCTTGCGTGTGTTGCGTTTTTCCTGGGCAGGGGAACACAACGCACAGGAGAAAAACCTTTGCACGAGACTATCACAGACACGGTGCGCTATGTTGATACTATTAAGTACCATGCGCCTGCGCCAGTATTTGTGAAGTCTAATGGGACTACAAAGGTATCTGTTAGCGTAGCCCACTTAAAGGAGACTTTGAGAAATGCTATGCTCGATACCTTACCACGCATTAGAGCAGACACTTTAGAACAGATAGTATTATGTGAAAAAGACCAAGATAGTGTACAAATAGAATTACCCATGCTGCAATCCGTATATAAGGATAAAGACTATACGGCATATATCAGTGGTGTAAATGTTCGACTTGACAGCATTTTCGTCTACCCAAAGCGTGAGGTAATAACAATAAGGAAGCCTCCTAAGCATTGGCATATAGGTATATCCAGCGGATATGGGACAACAGTACAAGGATTTAAGCCCTATATTGGAATTGGAATTACATACTCTCTAATCTCTTTCTGATGGAAACGATAACCATAACTATTTCACAGAGCGATGTGTACAACGAGGTAGCAAAAGCAACGGACTACACAGGCTCAAAACTGATAGACGGAGATGAGAATGCGAGAAATCGCATTCTTGCCGTTGATGATGATTTCAAGGAATTGGGTCGCTTCTGGGATGAGAGTGTAACAGCCGTGAATGAGGACTTGAAAGAAATGCTTGTGAGCGGTGCGACAGATGTAGATAAGAACTACAAGGCAGAATTACAAGTAAGCAAATCATGGGACAAGACATTGCAGGAAAGTGTTCAGAGTTCACTGCGTAGTTTCTTTATAGCATCCATTACGGCACAATGGTTTCGATTTGCCAACAAAGGAGAAGCTAAGGAATACTTTTCGACGGCTGGTGAAATAATGCTTAATGTAGAACGACTACTTTATGCTCGTAAGCGTCCTATGTTACCAACAGATTAACAATTTCAAATAACAAAGATATGCCAACCCCAACATTAGGTGCAAAGAAACCTGTAAGAGCAACTATCAAAATATCGTGGTTGCTTTACGACATTATGAACGAGACCTTTCTTCGTGGTCGTACTATTCAGAATAAAGAGAACCACAAGGAGGTAGCCTCGATGTTTGCCAGTGAGGACGAGGAGAACCGTGAGAAGATACTCCGAAGTATCAAGAAAGGCTTTGCAGAGGTGAAAACCGAGCTTGCAGAGTATCTTGATGAAGACGGAACAACCACCGATAATAGTCACTTTGATGGTAGTCACAATTTGGAACTTAACCTTACCATGCCGAGTAACTTCAACGAAGCAGCAACGGCAGGAATTGGTGAAGCTGTGCATGACTATCTGAAGAACACAGCTATTGCTGAGTGGTATCTGGTCACGAACAAAGCAGATGCAGAGCAGTACATAGCTCTTGCAACTCGTAGTATGGCTTCTATTCAACAGTCTGTGAGCAAACGCAGCAGACCAAAGACACCGACAGATTAAATATAAAGTTTATGCAGGCAGACAAAAGTAATATCCTTGGCTGTTATACAGATAAGAACGGCAACATAGAGGCTGTACTTGGTTTTAAGCGTAGTCAGTTATTGTATGATATCGAGAATTACTCCTATATCGAAGGTCATATTATGCAGACAGACAACCTACATGCCAAGCATACAGTGCAAGATGTTGGCGAAGAGGGTAATGTGAACAGGGTTACACGATTACTTGATTTGACAGTAGCTCAATGCAAGGAGTTGCTATATCCGTACACAAAGAATGAGATTAGCAACCATGAGCTTGATAATGTCTTGAAAGAGCAGCCTACTTACGGCATTGTCCTTAGTCTACCTGCTGACTTTTCTCAGACAACACTCAACTTGTTATCAAAGCTTATCCATGAGTATATCGTATGTTATACAGTGGCAGACTGGATGAGTATTACCAATCCTGCTAAGGCTGAAACTTGGGCAGTCAAGGCAGAAGATATGGAAAGACAGATACGAGTGGCATTGCATAGCAGAGTAAATAGGGTACGTCGCCGATTGTCGGTGTTCTAATAGAGAATAGACAACAGAGCAAGGGCAGACCTGCATCACGCAGACCTGCCCTTTAATTATGGACATATAAAAAAAGAAGTTATCGAAGTTGATTTATAAGTCGTGGAGTATAGGAAATAGACGCACCGACTAATGTTTCACCAATAGAAAGGTCGGTTATTGCGACTATACGAAAATACTTGTAAGGCGTACCACGGAAGCCTCTTAGATAATGTTCCTTAGCTGAATGTACGAGATGCCAGTTGATATTGTCTCGTGAGCCGTACAGAATTACCTGTACTTTCCCCTTACCAAACAGTCCACGGAGGAACACTGTATCGAATGTTTTAAGCATTGAAGCGACATCCAACTTTATAGGTCGAGTTACAAGCAAGCCTTTCTGATGTGTTTCTGCAGAACGTGATAAGTCCACAAGACAGTTGTTTGTCACCTCCTGTTTGCCATCACTCCCAACAGTCTTTATCTTTGCCATAGCATACGCATTAGGATAAGAATTAATAGCAGTAATGAGCGATGAGGCTACAATACCCCATAGCTTAGACTTCATAGAGAAGACATAAGCGTAGTTCTTATTTTCATTGAACACTATTATACGCTGATTTACATAGTCGTAAGACATACGTGAACCTTTGCGAAATTCTGAGAAGGTACAATCTACTTGAGGAATACCATCTGGGTAGAGTTTAGACAGCCCAGGTAGACGGTCAAGTGAAAAGAAATCGTTACCATTAATAATATCGGTCAGACATTGCGTCTGTGAACCAGATATTTCCATTATACCCCTATCAGTAGCGAAGAGCACGGCAGTATCAATCTGCGTGATACTGTCTGAAGATATGCACACGTCACGTGTGATAGGTTGTTTGGCAGAGTAACCACCTGATGAGTTTACCTCCAATGCCCATACCCCCTCATCTGTAAAAGCATATAGTGGGAATTGTCCGAACTGACCCTGTGATAGCGCTTTTGCAGCAGTCGATATACCCAATATCTTACCTGTCCCAACAGTGTTTATGCCTGTAACGGGGAAATAGAAGGGGTTATTTATTTCTGATGTATATATTTTGTTAGTTACATCTATAATATTTTCAAGTTTTGTTGGAGGTTCTGTATGCGTTGTATTTTGCTTTCTTACAAGTTCGTAATCGATGACACCATACGCACCATTAAGGAATTCGTGCGGCTTAAGTTTCACCTCGTATGTTTCTACACCTGCGTGTATACGCATCATAGTAGCATGAGTATTAGGATAGAAAAGGTAGCAGCCCCATGATGTTGGAGCATATTCCCCATTAGTATACATACTTGACATATAAGGAGCAAGATGCGAACTTGTATAGCTATTCGCTACAAATCTCTCTCCATTTTCTTCTATCATAGTCTGTATATATATATCACGAAAAGCTAATGCTCCAAAGTCTATTATAATCTTCCCATTAGTTAAAGCCCAGCTTGGTGCACTATTATTAGCATAAGAGAACATAGATGCCGCCATAAATCCTTGATACAACTCACGTCGTATTCCAGACAGGTTTAATCGGCCATTATATGTCTGTGAATATTTAGCGGTAATTTGGTCGTGCGAAAGATAATCATCCGTCATAGCCTCTCTTGTAGTCAGTGATTGAAGATACTCTTTGTTCACGACAATATCTTTGCGCTCTCTTGTAGAGAGCTCATTAATATTGATAGATTTAAGAAAATAGAAATTCTGTACATTCTCCAGCATCTCTCTATTCTTATCATCAGGATACTCTGGTAAACTAATAGTTGTTTTTGGATAGGTTGAATCTCTTGAGAAGAAAAGAGTGTATAGCTTGCTGTATTTCCATTCTACATAATTTTGACCTAAAGGGTTCTCACGTCCTCCAGGTGTGTTACTTGTGAGGTCTACCCCGTTAACAGAGATAGGTAAGAGCGCTGTATCTTCAGCTATCTTCCTTACGAACACATCCACAAGCCCATTTGATTGCGGTGTGTAATCACCAGAGAATTTGGATATGTCCAATGCACCAATGAATTTAGTGTCCAGATTATCGGTATCCGAAAATGATTTACAGTTACCGTTTTGGTCATAGGTGTATATAGGCTTGGAAATAAAAACATCAACAGAGGTGACAATGTCTTTCCAATCGTTTATTCGAATATGCGAGTTTTCTCCGTCTGGGAGGAGTTGATAATCGAGCCCTGCTGAAACCAACATAATATCGCATTCAGCCTCAGAATATCCACCCTTACCACTAACTCTATTCCAAAAGACAACAGGTGCTGTTTTTGTTGATGGGTTCATTAGAATAGGAGCAGAATGACACACTAAAGAACCGTCATATAATCTTAAGGCATAACGGACAAAGAAGGGAAGGGCAAATCGCCCTTCCTTTATCGTTTGGTTAGCAAGGAATTTGTTCACTTTTGCCATAATCTGTGAAGTGATTTTCTTCTGATTTTCTTCAGTCCACACTTCGTACAGTTTACTTTCATCTATCTTCTCAAATTCTACTTTAAAGGTAGAATGACTTTCATCAGAGAGAGAATATATACGAGGCTTACCCCTAAGCCCGAACGATAGTTGTAGATTTGGTAAATGATTTCCAAGCATAGAGTATTGTCCCTTCTTCCAAAGGAAATACAGGATATATTCTTCACAGAAGAGCAGCAAGGTGTTTCCTATTGAGTTCACATGAGAAAGTGATGGAAAAGTTCCAAGCAACTCTGCCTCTTCAAATAGTTTCTTATTTGCGCTGAGAGCATAAATTTCAGAGGTCTTAGTATCACGTATGATATAGTTAGAGAAGAAAGCCGTTCTGTGTAAATAGATAACTTTCTTATTCTCTCCAAGCTGTAGTAGTGTCTTAGGCGCAAGCAGTGATTTGTATGCCCCATCTTCATTGATGAGGTTGTATGCTTGTGTCAGCTCTCCGTCTGAACATTCATAATCAGACGGGACAGCAGTATAACCTGTAAAGCGTATGTCCTTTTCCATTTCTTTCCAATTCTTGCAAGATTTTAAAGTATTTGCAAATATAGTTATCGTATAAGGTTGTTCGATTTTATCTTTTGGTGGTTGAGGCTACCAATCAAACTTGCTCCATGCAAACCTTTTACGGTGTTGCAAGTAATTCAAATCATCTTGATATGTATAAGCCTCAACTTCAAATGAGATATTACGATATGCTTTATGCCAGTTGCAGAAATAGAGCAACGCAAATAGGAACTCAAGTATATATAACAGATAGAAGCCGACAAACCACAGTTCCTTTTCTTGTGCATAGTGTATGCACTCGTGATTGTAATCTTCTACAGTGAAGAATTCTTTAGCATCCTCCCTTACGATTATCCACTTCAACAAGGTGATTGCCTTGTAGCCCTTAAAGGGAAAGCGTTTATTGTATATTATCTTCATAATTCATTTTCCTAACTTGTCATGATACTGTAATAATATATATTGCAGCTTGTTGGTAGTTTCCACTAACATCATGGCTATACTTTTCGCATCATATTCATCACGAAAATAATTGCCGATGTCAAAAAGATAATCATCTATGGAAGAATATGTGTCATAAGTTGTCTCTACCTTAAAATTTGCATTTACAAAATAGTAGATACCATTATTTTCTGCTCTCCATCTTTCTAAGAAGACATTATAGTTTTTAGCATCCCAGTACAGACGTTGTTCTTTCATCTTGTCGAACAAGATTTCTTTCTCCTCATCAGTAGCAAGACGTATCTTAGACTGGTACTCATCGTGTTTTCTTACAACAGGTATGCCTTTATTTCTTTTTATAATACCACCATGTTCGTATATGACAAAGCAATCATACCTACCATATTCGTCTCTGTGTCCTGTACAGATTGCTGTTACAGTTTTGTTATAAGTGGAATAAGGTACATGATATGTGCAAACAACAACATCTCCTCTTTTGGGGACATAGTCTGCATCTTTAAATTCCGTCTGAAAAATGACCTTACCATCTTCAATGACCGCTTTGCAGCCCTCTGGAACGGTGATTGAATCACCGCGTAATTCTACTTTCATAGTTTGTCTGTTTTAACCAATTAATTTTATATGTTTAATCCCTTTTTCTTTCAGCTCCGCTAATATCATCTTAACTAAACCATAGTAGTTACGGTTCTGAAGAGCAACCTTTATGATGTCTTCTGCACCTTGATGATATTCTTGAACATAGTTTATTATCGCTTCTTCGAACGCATCGCAGTCAACTCCTTCGTAGTAGTCGCTGAAATCAATAATTGATGTCAATTCACAGCATTCCTCATGGCCCTTGAAAGACCACACTTCGCCACTATCGTCTCGGATAAACTGCTTGCGGTATCTTTGCCCTTTGCTAATTTTGCGGCTACATAGGTCGCAAATATGTTCTTTTCGTGCGATAGGCTTAGACTCATCTATTAACTCCATACGCTAATCAATTAATTCAAAACTATACGCTACCACCCATGGATTACTCTCCCATGTACCTTTACCACTGATATTGTCGATGAGATACCAAAATGCTTCACGTGCACTTAGGAAGGCTACGTCAGGGGCGTATCCTATATTTTTGGAAACATAAAACAAGTTCTTGTTGTCATAAAATTGCCAAACGCCCTCACGCAGTATATCCTCATCTGATATACTCTGGAGTCGCTCCACATTTACATCTGTAATTCTGATGTGGTGGGGGAGCAAGTTAGCTTTTACAAACATTTTATTCGTCCAGCCTGCGCTTTCTGTCATAAAATTACCGTCTACCATCTCAAAGCCAGCATTAGGGTAAACTTCTTTGTAGCATTGTGCTATTGCCACAATCTCACCAACTTCATAATGTGGTTTCCAGCTTCCTAATATGCCTCCATTTTCATCAACCAAATCCACGCATTGTGTACCTGCATTGTTAGTAAGCACATTGAAACTATACACTTCTTTACCATTGCAAGTTTTAGGCACTTTCAGTAGTCGCCTTGTCATTGTCTTTATTCCGTAAAGTACTGCCAGCGTGAGGCAATACTTGTCTGAAAACATTATCTTTTTCATACGCTCTATTTTATAAGTTCTGGGTTGTCTATTACGTTGCCCAATACTTCTATGTCGCTTGCCCAATAGGTTAGACCTATGTAGCTACTTGCGCCAATCTGCTTTGCACAAAATCCATCATTACGCCACATTGTTAGATATTTAATATTTGGGTCTCCAAGAGAAATTATATCTCCCTCAAATATTTTAACCCCATTTTTATCTGTCAGTCCTGTATACTGCCCAAAGCTTTCAGGAAAGATAGCATCAAACGTAGGTGTCTTACAGCCTTCTCTATAGTAGGCAATAGCTATATCATCATTTGCGTATGAATGGAAAAGGTCTCCGTAAACCCATTCTTTCTGAAAATTTATCCCTCTATATAATATTTCTCTGTCCATGTTACCTCCTTGTATTAATAGATTGAACTCTATGTGTAGTGTGAGAAAATTTACCTGCTCTCGTGGTGTACTGATATTTTGTCATTCCGTTTGCATCAGTGAAATATACTCTACGAGCATCATCCATAAACCGATAAACCTTTACTCCGTTACACTCAAACAAGAACTGTACATCGTAGTCTTTCAGCCTTTGTTCGTACTCCTGTTTTCGTATCTGCTCCTTTGTCAGCTTTGGCTTAGGTGGTTCGGGTTTCTTTCTAATCTCGTAGCCACAAGAAGAGATAACAAATGCTAACACGGACAATAAAATTAGTTTCTTCATCATAATTTGAAACGTTCTTTAATATAAAGTATAGCCTCATCGTCAGATTTGCATCTACCAAGCTTATAAATAGCAATAGATGCACTGTATAATCTACGTACAAGTTCTTCTGATAAATGACTATCAGCCCATTTTACACCTTTAGTAAAAAATCTCTCTCACAATCAGAATTACAACATTCTAATGCTGCTTTCGTTATTTCTTCTTCTCTGTTCATAAATTTAACTATTTATTAATACAACCACAATGTTGCTTCTTTTTATTGTTATCTGCGACTGACACCGCCCATAGGAATAATATTGTAGGTTTTAAACCTATCTATCAATCGACCAAAGCCATCGTTACGTTCGAAACGCTTGCGCAAGGCTTTGTCATCAAGATTGGTAGTCAGATGAGCACACTTACCATATTGTGTCCAAATCTCATTGCGAGCATGGAGGAACTCATCAGTAAGTAATCCAGTGTCCATACCGAAGAATGTTTTATCCTGTATGCCTATGTCATTAAGACAGATGTTTACAGGCGTACATTGAAAACCTCTGTTTTCTTCCTCGTTAAAAGTGAAGCGGTCGAGATTGTTGTGCAGGGTGTAGTAATTGACCATCTGCGTAACAGATAAGTTATAAAAGAAACGAGGTGAGCGTATACGCATGAGGTATTCAGAAAATACTTGCATGAGCATAGTCTTGCCGACACCAACACCACCTTGCAGCATTATATTCTTGTGTAGTTTATATCCACGTCCAGGGAATACTTCTTCTGCAAGCGGACAACCATTGAAGTAATAGAGTAGAAAGCGTATTACATTTCGATTGTTGTCATCAATTAAGAATTGGCGACGTTGTCGTGCAAGTACGACGTTATTAGCTATATAGAGCAACAGTTTAGCATGTGCTTTGTATGTGCCCTCGTCTTGTAAATCAAATGATGAGAGGCGTGCCTTTTCAATATCATGATGCACTTTCAATGCTACATCATGCAGCTCCAACCAAGTAGTAGATGACTTTTCTTTGTTTCTACATGAAGCAAGGACTGCTTGGTCCCAGTCAACATTACCAGTAGGTTTCTTGTGATACATTGCGAGTGCATCAGCAAGGGTTTTAGGATATTCGTTCATAGTTATTTATTCTTTTTTGTTATACATCTTGTCCTCCGAACCCACCATTATAAGTATAGTCGGGCTGTGATGGTTCTTCAGATGTTGTTTGAGGCGGATACTTTTTGTGCATCCACGATATAAAATGTCGGTGCGCATCACCGATACTGTCATGTCCCACACCATCCATTGTACATTTTAAGTGGGTTGAGAACTCACTAATACGTTGCTTAAATTCTTCGCTGTTAATTTTCAGCTGCATACATACAGGCTCATTCCACTGTTTGTTCTCCAGCATTTCCTTTATCTCATCGTCATAAGTCATTTGCTTAGTATTCACTTTGCTTACAGTTCGTTTTGACGCAGAGATATTGCCACCTTTCCTGCCATTCTTATATCGTGTAAGGCTGACATCTATATTAGGCTTCATTAGAATGAATATCCCCTCGGCTGTTGGCGACAAATCAGGAACGTTACCAGTAAAACCGTATTCCATGATTGCATTATACACCTCGCACTGCACATCCTTATCCATGAGTTTTAATCCCTCCCAATAGGAGCGATAGACAATGAAACTGTCTCTTTTTATTTCCTCCATGCTAAACCTCTTTTATACGTATGCCATGCACAGAAAGCATGAGTTTACGTTTGATGATGTACTCTTTTGTCCTCATTCCTTTTGTATCTTCGACTATTGTTTGTCCTGTATTGCAATCTGTGTAAACAAAGTCTGCGATGTATGAACAGGCACGTTCAAGGAGTACACGTGTTGTTCGTCCTTTGAAGTCTTTTCCACATTCACCATACTGGGCAGGTATAAGTTCATACTTTACCTGCTCTCGCAGGTTTGCAATAATACCAGCACGCTGCATCATCTGCAAGGTAGCAGAGCGGTAATGCTCTTTTTTCGAAGCATGTTTACCGACACGCTTTGCACCGTATTTATTGCAAGCCCCACGAGAGAGTTTCTTATATTCGTCAATCTTCATTGCCAGCGTTCAAATCATGTCGGAACACATCTAAGACCTTTGTTTCATCGAGAGTGGCAATGCTATAGTCAATCATTCTTCCTCCGAAGAAAACATCAATGGCATTCTTAGCATCTGCAATAGTATCAGCATTGACGAAATAGTAGTTTGGAGTTTTCTTCTCCTTACCTGTTTTCTCGTTAAGGGTGATATAATTCACCTTTGCCTTAAACCACTTCTCCTTGCTGCCACCTCCGATTAGCTCTGTACAGCGTGAACGTTTGATAGTTACTATATCTGTCATAGTACCATAAACAGAAACTTCTTTTGTTGTACTTGTCTCAGCCTCTGTGAAAGATAAGGCATCAACTACAAACTGTTCGAGGACTTTTGCGTGAGCACCATTTTCTAAAGTGCGCTCCATGCGCACGCCAACTTCAAATAACATCATAGAGAACCTCCTTTCGTTACATCTTTTTTACATGCATCTTCGTTATTGAATTCGGGGCAAGAGTATGCTATACGACCATGTAGTGTTTCTGCATAATCTCGCATGTATTCCAATTGCTTAGATAGTTGTTCCCTTTCAAATGAATCCATCAAACCAGGAGTATATAAGGCACGTGTTGCTTTCGCAATACGCTCATTGAGTTCTGCAAGCTCAAACTTCATTCTGTCTACGTGTGTTTCTGTTAAGGCGTAACCTTTCTCAAAGACATCTTTAGGAGACCAACTTATATAGCCGTCCTCATATTCAACGAGGTAGCCCATCATATTATCACAATCATCTTTATAGAACTTGCGTCCAAGCACTGTTTGTGCAGTATATAAATCACAAGGTTCAGCTTTCACACTTTTGATACAAGTGTATTGTTTTGTTTCTTTAGATTTTTCCATCTATCTACTTGTTTAATTTTGTTAGAGTTTCCTTACTTGGTTTGAAGCGCACAGATTTGTGTGCAGGAACGGTGATAGGCTTTCCTGTCTTGATGTCGTTCACCTTACGTTCCGACTTGTTCACGACAACGAAAGAGCCGAAGCCACGAAGTTGTACACTTTCGCCCTGGGCGAGTTTCTCAGCAATGACACGTAGTACACCGTCTACAGTCTTGAATGCTGTTGATAGCGTAACCTTTTCAGATACTGCTACCTCTTTTGCTAACATGTTCTTGTTCATGTCAATTTAGATTTGAGTTTTATTAATAATTTATTTATAGAATACCGCCTGCTTGAGGCTGATAGAGTTTTTATATTTGCATATAGTACATCTGCTTTTTCCAGCTCAAAGATGATGTTTTTAATATCTGTCTTGCAGAACTCATATTTTTTCGGTTTCTCCATTGTAACAGGGGTTAAGAAACATATCCGTAAGTTGGTCGAAATACATCTTATCCGTTGGAATATCATCTGTGGATGCCATTATCTGATTAGCTACAGACCGTTTATTCTGTATGATGTTATAGAGAGTATGGTCAATAGTTCCACGACCAATGAGATAATAGCATGTAACATTGTCTTTCTGCCCGATACGATGCGCACGGTCTTCACATTGACAACAGTCAGAATAGGTCCATGGAAATTCACAAAACGCCACGTTAGATGAGGCTGTAAGCGTAAGACCGACACCTGCAGCTTTGATAGAACAGATTATTAGCTGTGCTTGTCCTGATTGGAAGGCATCAACGGCAGCCTGTTTCATCATCATGCTATCACGACCTGTAACTGTAACCGCCTTTGGAAATGCTTTTTTCAATTCATCTACAATCTCATGCAGAGAGCAGAACAGAATAAGAGGCTTTCCATTTGCAAGAAACGTGCGGCAGAAATCGATAGCTTGTTTTACCTTGCCTTTGGCTGCTATCGAACGTAGCGCCATAAATTTAACAAGAGCTTCCATTCGCATTTTGCGAGCTACCTCATAATCAGTGCACTCTTTATATTCACGCAGATAAGTAGCAAGGTCCTCTGCTGCACAAGCATACTCCTCGCTATTGGATATATCCACATAGAGGTCGGTACGTGTCTTGTCTGGTAACTGTGTGAGCACCTTTGCCTTTTCTCTACGTATCATACAGCGAGAATACAGTTCAGAAGAAAGCTTGTCGAGGTTTTTTACCTCGTCTGGCTCCTGGCTTCTGTTTTCTCTGTTTAAGTCTCCACCGCCATACTCTTGCAAGAAATGTGTGCGCCCTCCGAACTCTGGTAACCTGCCCATGATAGACAATTGTGCGATGAGGTCAGCTGGACGATTGACAACAGGAGTACCAGATAGCAAGATGCGATAAGGCTTACCCTCTGCTATGCCTCGTGTGAAGATAGTCTGTTGCGCTGATGGGTCTTTAACCCTGTGGCTTTCGTCAATGATGATAGAGCGAAAGATTTTTATTGCAGGGTTGAATACAACATCTTTCAGTCGAAATGAGCCTTTTTGTTTGATGTCCCAGACAAAGTATTTGCGCAGACTCTCGTAGTTACAAATGGCTACATGATGCATTCTCATCTTAAGGAGATATGGCCACGTTGTCTGTACAGCATTTTCAAGCACAAGTGCTTTCTTGTCAGTGAACTTCTCGAACTCACGCTGCCAGTTAATCTTAAGCGATGATGGACAGACAACAAGGCATGGATAAGCATTTGCTGTATCAACAATGCCGATGCTTTGTAAAGTCTTACCTAATCCAGGCTCATCCCCGATTAAGAGACGTTTCATTTCCATTCCTGCCAAGATACCCTCACGCTGGTATGGATAAGGTTCTATTTTGAGATTATGCTTCAGTTCTTTCATAATGAATAACACCAGTATTTGTATGCTAAATCCTCATACTTTTCTCTTCCACGGCTGTATACATCATCGTCACGCTTTATAAACTTCTTAAATACTCTATTGTTTTGCTTTGATATTGCGTATATGAAATCATTATCACTGTGTGCGATGTCCATGTACCAAGCACGGCTACGGTCCCAATCGAAGAAGTCTATAGCATCGTTGAACTCTGCATCTGTAGCAGCTGCTGTTGTTTTAAGGTCTCCTCCGAAGTTAGCAGCCTGCAACCACCAGTCCCACTTGCATCGAGTGTCAAGAGTGAAACAGAAACCTCCGTTATCAAATTCTTGCCCCTTGTTCACCATGAAGCGTTGCGTGTCCGCTATCTCTAAGACCTTTGCGAGAAATGGGTCATGCCGTGCTTCTGCACGTAAGGCACGTTGCATTTCACGTGCATGTAGCCATATATCTTCATCTACAGGCTTACCATCTACCAGTTTGTTGATGAAATCAACTCTTGTGGGTTCTGTAATTAAGGCATCTACTATACTACCGAAGTAGAAAGCTGCCTCACGGTCGCCATATTGAGGTCGTGGGTAGAGCTGTTCTTTAAGTGCAGTGAGGTCAGAGTTGGAGACCTCACTGCGGTTATAGTATTCATCTGGATTATGAGTTGTCATGATTACTTTGCTTTTACTTCATCCTCATACCTAACATGTGGAGAATTGATGAATTCTGCATTAGCCTTATCATTTGTATATTTCTCAACAGCTGTAATCTGTTTCTTGAACATTTTCGTCAAGTCCTCTACACTCATATACATACCGTCCTTACTCCACCAGAATGAAACAATATTGATGATACCCTCTGCATCAAGAGCAACTATCTTTTTCTTTACAGAGGTTTTAGGAGTATAAACTGGGGTAGAAACAGAGGCAGAATTGAAAAGATTACCTACTTCCTGTGCTTGTGACTGAATTTCCTTTGCAGCCTTGGCTTCCTCTTCCTTACGCTTACGCTCTGCTTCAAGTCGTGCAGCCTCAGCAGTTTCCTTTGCCGCAAGTTCCTGTTTCATGCGTTCTTGTTCCTCTGCATTGGCTTTTGCCATGCGCTCGAGTTCGGCATGCTTAGAATTTAGTGCATCTACGATAGTATCTTTATAATCACCAATCTCTGCAGTGTATTGTTCGTTGAACTGTGCAAGCAAGTGTGATTGAACACTTGCACGAATTTTAGCAGCCTCATCTGTTGATAATATCTGTGGAATAAGGACCGAGAGTGTAAGATGGTTGAACAAATCAGCAGGCATTGCTGTAGGATAGTCAACAATCTTCACGGACTGTGTATCGAAGTTCTCAAGTGTAAGTGATGTGTTGAGTGTAGTTAGTTCATTGATACGTTGCGTGATGTACCTGCTAAACAACTGTCTGAAATCATCTTCTACATCTGTTTCGTATTTTGTGAGTGCCTGCTGCTTTTGCAGTTTCATAGCCTCTTCACGTCTACGCTTTTCTTCCTCCTCACGTTTCTTTGCTGCGAACTGGTTACGAAAAGACTGGATTTGATTAGGTACGTTTCCTGTCTTGTTTGGGTCGATAGAGTTTTCCATACCTGTAAACTCGGTGCGTATCTGGTCAAACATCTTCGTAATAGGTGAACGCTGCTCATTCATTAACTTAACCGTCTTGCGTGATTTCTCAAGATAGGCTGCACAACGCTGGTCGAGTTCATCACTCATTCCTTTCTCCTTTATTTCGGATAGCAGTTGAGCACCAGCATTAGTGCAACGTACCGAACGCTGTTGGTTTTCATTGTAAATCTTTGGTGCATTTTGTGCTATCATCTGCACATTCTCTGGGCGCACGATACTTAATTCTGTACTCATAGTTACTTATATTTTACGATTAGAAAACATCATCATTGTCAGTACCTTCTGTGTTAGCTGTCTCAGTAGGATTTACGACAACACCTTCAGAAGTGTCCGCAGCAGGTCCGAAATTCTCTTCGGTCTGGATAACCTCGCCTGTAGTGGTGTCTACAACTTTGCCAACTCCGTAGATGTCATCATTAATTTCTACATCCTCGGTTTGCTGAGACTCCAATTGAGTACCACGACCGATACGAGCCTTTGGATAAGTCTTGAAAGCGTGCTTGATGAGCTTCGCAACAAGGAAGCCTTTATCAATCTGTCCACCATCAGCAACATATAGGTCATTGGGCTTACCGTTCACATACGAACGTGCGTTGTTATCCCATTTGCGATTTTGCTTTTCGCTGTAGCCTTGCAGTCGTTTCCAGTCTTCTGGGAGCAAAACAGCATAATCAGTAGAACCGTCATTTCGTGTAATCTTCATGAAAGCAGCTACAATCTCGTTGGAGGTGTGGGGAAGGCGGCAGGTGTAATTCACAAACTTGTTACCATTCTGTTCTCCGAACTCAAAGCCATCCTCCTTGTACACGATAACAGGATTGTCTGCGTGGCGTATCTGACCACAGCGAGCACGGAGGACAAGTTCACCATACCCTGATACTGTGAGTACGCACTGTGTTACGTACACATTCTTCCCATCCTGTCCCTTACCAATATTAACAGAGCGGGAAAGTAGGTATGCTTGTGCTCGTACTCCTGGCTCAATACTTAAGCCTGATATTGCAACATCAAGGAATGACGTGAATATGGAGAACTTACTACACTTGGTACGTAGGTCTTCCTTTTCGCAAATTAAGCTATTAAAAAATCTGCTTTCTCTTTCGTAAGCAGCATCACCACTGACACCAGTGGTGTTTGCCCACATTGTGTCATAGATTTGTACGAATTTCTCTCGTACTCTTTCGTCTGTAATAATCTCTGTACTTTTCAGAGCGTTGATTTCTTCGACTGTAAGATTGATTTTACTCATAATGTATATCTTTTATTTGTTAGAATTGAAGAATTCTGAAAACTTCTTTCCTCCGTACTCATCTTCTGTAAGGGAAATCATTTCCTGTACAGTATACTTCTCTTTATGTGGTTTTGGGAGTCTGTTCTCTATGTAGTCTTTTGTACCAGCTGCACACGCCCCCGTAATAGTCCTATATGCAGCAATAGCCTCTTCATAGGTTAGTGTGTCATCTAAAGACATATTTTTGTACACCGAGGTGTCTCGGTCGTTAATCTTGAAGATAAGGTCTGCACGTGCATCTTGGAGAGTATTACCGTGCGCCCAGTGGTTTTCTCCATCTGTTACAAGATAGAGCTGTTCTCTACTATTGAGTTTGTGAACACGATATACATTCCCGTGATGTGAGTCAATAGCTGTAAACATATCATCAACCTTGATATAGCTTCTGTTATTCCATTTCCAGAAGATAGGTCTGTTTGAAACCCTGTTTATTGCAGCTATTGCTTTAGGAGAAAAAGTCTTATTTACTTTTACTTCATCTGTAATGCCTGTGTCACTTAGGTCAAGAGAGCCACCCACCGTTAGGTTATCGGGTAGTGCTGTAATGCCTGTGTCACTTAGGTCAAGAGA